GCGGTAGACAATTTCACCATCAAGGACAACCTTACCGGTCCAATCAGTTCCATCAAATACAGCAAGGATTGCATCAATCGAAATCTGAGAAAGCTCAAGAGGCTTACCGTTACGAGTCCAGAAGCTTGCAGTGCGGTTGTCAAGGTCCACAATAGCTTGGGTACGGCTACCATCGGCTTTGAGTTGTGCAATCGCCGGGTATTTGATTTTTGCCAGAGCTTTGTCACTGTAAGCTGTCGCCAACATCACATTGAATGATGGAACCAGTCCCGGCCAAACTTTATCCGCCGAACCTTCGGACGCACCCATGCGTAGGTCACGACCGATCACCCGGCGAACCACTTCTGCATCGCGTTCGGAACATGATTCCAATAGGTGTTTGACCCATTCAATCGCGGCATGACCTGTCTTCTGCCGACCCGCTAATACAATATGGATTAGTTTTAGAGCAGTTTGCAGGGTGTAATACCCACGGTATTCTGTGGCGATTGGTAGCTTTTTGATGTAAAACGAAATCAACCCATTGAGCGCCAGATAAACAGCGGTCTTTAGGTCTTCGTTGGTTTTGTTTGCTTCGAGAATCGCGACTTTATCATTCTTGCCGGGAACATTCGCAACAGCTTCAATGATACTCAGTACATCAGGATATTGGTTTGTCATTCAGACCTCTTTGTGATATGGAGCTATCTTATCATCATTTCGGGTCAATCTAAACAGAATAGAAACAAAAAACGCCCCGAAGGGCGTTTTTGATTAACGTTTTGTGTTATAAGCGTGTACAACAGTATACGCCAGTTCAGATCGGGTCTTCGAGTCTTCGAGTGGAAATGTGAAGCAATCCACTGTTGGGTAATACGGTTCGCCGTCTGGACTGATGAACTGACTCTTAGCATGTGCTAACCCATTCCGGGTTGTATCATTTACATACAACTGGGTTGGGTCACCGGCAACCACAATGGTAGTGTTTTTGCCAGCTCGCTCCAACAGCAATTTCATGATCATCGGTTGGATTTGCTGTGCTTCGTCAATCAACACCAACGAATTATCGAGGGTGCTACCAAGCATATAGTTAGGGATCTTGAAATGAATTCGTTCATTCATATCACACTCAACTTTACCCCGACCAAGTAGTACATTCAAGATGTCCTTGGCTGATGCAAAGTGAGGTTCGATTTTATCGTCAAGACCATTTGGTAGGAATCCGATTTTATCCGACCCCGCCTCTACTGGTGTGCGAATTACAATGATCTGTTTTGTGTTATCCGCCAGATATTGTTCAACGAACTCCGATAGAATACCAGTGGTTTTACCAGTACCGGCTGTACCTTCGACAAAAATGATACCTTTCGATTTAATTAAATTACCCACAATCTTTTGGGAATTTGTCAAATTGAGTTTCTGTCCAACCATAACAGCAGATCGTTTACGAGGTGCAATTGCACCACCAAGACCTTGATCAACTGCTTTTACCGCTTGTCCGGCTTGCGCCTTTTCTCTGCGGGTTGGTTTACGAGGTTGTTTTAGTTTAGCGCCCATTCTACATGCCTTATTTTGTAAAGCTTTTCAGATACTTTGAAAAGAGCTTTGTTAAGTCTGTCTTCGTCGCCTTCTCATCAAAAGCGACACCGAGTGAAATCAGCTTTTGTTCTTGTTCAGATTTATTTAGTGACTTGAATCTACGGACTTGATCTAACACATGTTGCGGGTGTAGCGGATTAGTGGTTGAATCTTGTTTTAGGTAAGTGGATAAATGTTGCAGCCACTCAATCCAAAACTCTGGATCACCTCCAAATCTGGTGTAGATGTTCTTGATCCGCCCTTCACTTCGGTTGCAGCTCGAATGTAAGGCACCTCGGACGTGTCCAGTGGCGTGATCGTGATCAAGGTGTATCTTGGATGTGTCAGACGGCAAAGGTCGCCCACATAGCTTACAGAGCCCCTTCTGATCGATGATCAACTGGGCTTTGTGTTTCTTGGCGGTGGTTGGGGTCAATTGTTTCATAAAATACCTTCAGAATATGGAGGTATTTATGGTCTGAACTTCCTGTTGATACAGGCTTGGCGAATTTCGGTGTAATAATCGGTTATCCACTCATACCCAGCATGTTTGGCCGAATCGCCATACACATAATAGTGTGCCAGAGGGAGTTGGTTGTCGATTATTTGACGTAATCTATCTGGGTTTGCTATCAGCTTTGCACGGATACCAGATTTAAACTGAGGGATGAAGTTATGGTTTTCAATCTTAGGGTAGATTTTCCCTTGGGATTTTGCTTGATACCCATGTAATTTTCGCAGTTTATCGTATTGCATTCCAGATGATAACCAATACCAATATCCTTCCAGTGAATCAAACGATCCATGTACCGGGTGTGTGAAGGGGCTAAACGCAAAATTGGTTAACCATCGACCTAATTCTGTTGCACCTTTACTGTAGACATTGATATGGGTTATGCCATCCTCATGCGGTTTCCAGTATCCTTTCTTCATGAATAATATGGAGACACGGTATATTCATAGACCATTCGACCGAAATTGATGGTTTGCATGACGATACCCTTCGATTTCAGGTAATCAATCTCATGCCTCCCATAATCATTACCCTCAAAATCTTGGTAAGAAAGGGTACGATTTGAGAAATACAAGGTTTTGCCTTGTATCTCATTCAATTTCTCTCGAATAGGTGTTGGGAGCCCAAGCCTTATTTGGAACATACGCCGGTTTCTTTCATGACAACCAACAGATTACCCTTTGATACAATCGCCGCAAGACGATCTTGTGCATCAGATGGGTCAAGCATTTGGTTGTTCTGTTCGCGCATGTTGTATGACTCTGGGTCAAACACAACAATCAAGCCAAGGCTAGCCAGAATATGTGCGATGGATTCAATTACCGCAGTTTTACCAACCTGTGGATTACCGGACACTGTGATACGGATTTCGTTTACTTCTGTGGATTCCATCAAAAAATACCTTTGTACAGCGGCAAATGGCCGGTGATTTTATCAATTTCAGATCGTTCGGCGGGACCAATTGCGATGCACGTCAGATTATGTTCACCGTTGTATACAGTTCGACCAGAATCGATAATCTTGCTGCATGGCAAACCAGCTCGTTGAGCTTCCGCGTACAGAATTTCCATTTCCATTTCGTCTTTGACTTCCAATACAGCTTTTGGAAACGAAACTGTCATCCAATGGTGCATGGATTCGGTTGGGAACAACTCAAATTTCGGCAATTGGCTTTCATTGGTTTGAATCCATCGACCATAATCCACAATTACCTTGACCGCCGCATGGGCTACTTGTGCTGCCAGTTTACCGGGCGGCATTTGAATATCCAACCGGGCGACAATGACCATTTTAGGGTCTGTAAAACCATTCTTACTCATTACACAATCCTTAGTTACAAAAAAGGAGCCTTTCGGCCCCCTTTAAGATCAATTACGCAGTTTTGCGCTGGGCAATCTTCGCTTTTTTCTGTTTCGCCGCCGATTCGGTGGACTGCTTGCCGAGTGCTCGGGCTTTCGCCGCTTCGCGATCAGCTTTGGTCATCATCGGTTTTGGGAAAGCCTTCGCTTTCTTGTCGTACATCGCTTCGTTGCGAACAGCACGGCTGAATTTCAGATGCTGTGCAACACGATGGCCGAACGCCGAGATACGACCGTTCAACAGGTTCAACGAACGGGACTGGAAGTTCAGTTCATCCCGACCCGCTTGCTTCTCGCGGATCATGATTTCCGCCAGAGCGATTTTATCGATTTCGCTGATGAACGGGTTCAGCCGGGCACCATTGCGTTTCGGTTGGGTACGACCTTTGTAGTCACGGGCACCTTTGACCGCAGCTTGACCCTGTGCATCGCCGGGATGCTTCTTCAGGTGGCGAGCCAGCTTTGCAGCTTTGTTCTTGCCAGCCTTACACAGCATCTTGTAAGCGGTTGCTTGGGATTTCTTGCTTGCGTGAGTACCCTTGAGCTTTGCCATTCTTTCAATTCCTATTTGTTTGAGGTCAGCTTTGTGCTGATGGGATCATTCTATCACGATTCGAATCAGTTTCAAACACTTTTTCAAATCTTTTTGTTTCAATTCGTTTTTCGTTGTCTTCACTGGGGAAGTGAGGTCACTATACCCCAGTTTTGGGTCATTCTAAACAGAATTTCTAAATTTATTTCGATTACAGCTTGATGACGCCATCCACATACTCGAAACGCATTGCCACAACCTTTTGATCCTTTGATTTATCCGGCCAATCGAAGGTTCGGAGGCTGCCAGCTTGAGCAATCGGGACCAGATCGCCGATTTGCAGGGACTCAATCGCCGGGTCGAAGCCTACTACATAGCCATAGGTTGGGACTTCAGATTGCAGAACCCGACCGATCATGATGCCACCTTGGGTGATTTCGTCACCTTGGGCTTTCACATGGGATACATCCAAAAGGACTGTTTTGTTGGTCAGGGTTACGCTTGTCAGGTTGGCTAGCTTGGTCATACAGTTCTCAGATTATATTTGTCAATTGCAGCCTGTCGGGCGGCGTCACGTTCAGCAATTCCATCAATTACAGACTGAAATTCATCCATACGAGCCCGAAGCTGATGGTCATAAACATCAAATGGCTTGTTTGCCATTTGATCAATTTGTTCTTGGGTGAAGACTATCGGAAGCCTTTCACTCATGCCTTATCGCCTACGTGGTAGACAGTGGAAATGTTGAAGGTCCGCCATTCGCGTTTTTCCAGATCGAACACACGCAGGGACGCTTCCGTCATTTTGCGAGTAGATTCGGTCTTCAGGGTTTCATCCTGCTTACCGAGAATCAGTTCAACCACGGCTGGGTCACGGGTACAGTGCATAACGCGGTCTTCACCGTTGGTTACTTTGGTGAACCGCACGTAGGCCGCACCGGTAGACAGGCGTTCCACAAGGAATTCACGGCTGAATTTCTGGTCTGGATTGGTGTTGTAGGTTTTGGTCATTCTATTTTACTCACGATTTGATGATAATAAGCTTTATACCGAGTTCTTCGGCCATTTTGATGGATTCAGATTGATCCCAACGCTTGGCGAATTCCTCACCACCGTCATAACAGACGATTTTTGATACAAAGGATTGCTTCAATTTCACAAGGCACGGTACACAGGGGGTATGGGTGATGTACACCGTACAGTTATCAAGGTGCCTACCCGCCGCCAGAACCGCGTTAATCTCGGCATGGACAGTGAGGGAAAGCTTTAGATCACGATTGGCGTAACGCTCTGGGGAGTCATCACAACCACGGGCAAACCCGTTGAACCCGAAGGACACCGGTCTACCCTTTTCATCAATTATGACGCACCCAACTTGTGTAGAAGGGTCTTTGCTCCATGACGCGATGTGTAAAGCAAGCTTTAGGTATCGGTCATCCCATTTCTCAATGAACATACGATACCAGAAGCACGCCGCCCACAAAGATAGGCATCGCTAGGTAGTTCAAAAACTGAATTTTGGAGCTGTGTTTCGCGGCGAATCTCAGGATTATGTTTTTCATGAAGCAATCATACCACAATTTACTTGGTTTCTAAACTCAATCCCAAATTTCTGTCACGATTCGCAGAATCAATTACATCAATTAGGGTTGACTGATTACCCACACAATGTGAAAGGATACTGAAATTGTATCCATCGATTTCGGCCACGGTCGCTGGGCTCAAAGGTTGGGTTGGGGTTGAAACGGGCATCCGTTCCAATTCATTGACCGGGCACTTTTGTAGCAGGGACTCGTCCACTTGGATTGGTGTCGCCTTGTATTGTATCGATGTACTGGTTGTACACCCCACCAAAGTCACTGCCAACATCAGGGCACTTAGGTGCAACAATGCTTTTAGCTTTTTGTGTGATGTATACAATTTTGGTCTGTTTAGATTCATTATTCTGTATACCTTGTTTTGTGATGTCTTGGCTGGATTGCCATTCCTTTTTAGCAGCATCAATCGCATCATTCGTTGCCTTGAGATTTGCTTTGGTGGTAACCGCAACCGCATCATCATAACCAGCGTGATACAGCTTGTTTCCACAAAATGCCAAAGCCCCTAACATGAGAAGGACTGCTGCAATTTTTACTTCTGATCCAATTCCTATTCCAATCATACATGATGCTCACTTTGATAATTTATATATTCTGCTGTGCGTCCAAGGGTATTGAATACCGGCACACCATTTTCAGATGCCATTCTAGCAACTTGGCTCATCGATTTGAATTGATGAGGTGTAAACACTTCCCCACCATCAGCTTCCAAAATGGTCAAGATAGTTTTGTGTGGCCGTTTGTTTGAATCATCAATTACTTCGGCAATCGAGAACACTCCAGTCATCTTTGGTGTGATCACATATAGATTGTAATCCGACATTGCCCGTTGTTTCAATTCCTCATCCATACATTCAGGTGTCCAGTTAGGAACTACCGGGTTGTAATACTCACATTTGAGCATTGGGATAAGGGTTTCACGCCATTGGGAACCGTTACAAGTCCCGCCAAGAAATACTTTCATTAAATTCTCACAAAGGGGCTTTCGCCCCTATTTCGATTAAAGTTTATCCCAACCGGGCAGTGAAGCTGCTTGGTTATAAGATGTGGTGGTTGTTTCAAAGAAGTTCTCACGGGTAGAACCCTCAACCGCAGACTGTTCCAAATGCTTGTATGGGTTCGATACGCCTTGATACAGTGGTTCGATACCAATACGGATCAGTCGGTCGTTAATGAGGTCTTGAATGAACTCAGTTGAACTCTTTTTAGAGATACCAAGAATGCGATCACCATAAGTTTCATGACACCATTCAATTTCTTCTTCACCGGCACGCCCGAACATATCGTGAATCATCCCGGTATGTTTCTTGATGCCAGCTTTTGTACCGGTCATCGTTTCTTTGATCATATTCACGTTCAAACCAACGTGGGTTAATTCATCACGACGAATGTAATCAATGATTTTGTCAGTCTTCACCAGCTTTTGACGGTGCGCCAATTGGTCGAAGAACTGGAAGCCTTGATAGAAATACACCCCTTCCAGAATGAAGTTCGAAATCATGACCTTGTTGAAACCTTGTTTGGTTCCGTTATCGATAAACTCTTGTCCCATATCTGCAATGAACTTGTTACGTTTCAGCATCATTGGGTTTTCACGCCAGCGATTATAAATCTTGTCGCGGGTCATGTTTTCATACAGAGATTCCAAAATATATTGGTAACTTTCGGTATGAACAATTTCTTGGAACTGCTGAATCCCAAACAAATTCTTCACGGACTGTGCAGTAATGTATTCTGCAATGTTAGGAAGGTTGTTTGTCTGATATGAATCCAAAAAGATCAAGAAACTGAGTGTATCTTTTACTGCATTATCTTCATCTTTGGTCAAGGTTAGGATCGAAATTTTGTCTTCGGCTAAACTAACCTTCTGAGGAATCCAGAAGTTGCCCATCATGGTACGATACAACGGCATCGACCACTTGTATTTGATTTGATTTAGGTTGGCAATACCAGTTGGGTTACCGCCAAGTAGCTTTTGTTCAGATACAGTATCATTACCGTTAATGTTGAACAAAAGGGGTTTAATCATTCTTTCAGTCATAACACACTCATGTAGGGGATCTTTCGATCCCCTTTGTAAATTAATCAACCCGAACAGGCTGCGCAGACTTCTTCTTTGCCCGAAACGGACTCACCTTCTTTGATGGTACGCACGTAGTAAACGCATTTATTCTCGTTTACCCATGATTCTTCGTACACATCCCATACCCATTTAGCATCAACACCCGGTAGGTTCATGTTGATTACAAATTCAGCCGAGATACCAGTATCAACAAAGCGTTGCAGACCACGAATCGTCTTGGTCAATTCGGCAGGGTAATACGTTCCGATACCACGCGAATAGTTCAGCGGGTTTTCTTTGATATGCATTGCATATACAGGCGCTTTACCGTCTTTGTTGTCTTCATAGAAGAACCCAGCGTAAACAGGCATTGGACCAGCAGCCGCATCCATGAACATCGAAGAACTTGTATTAGGAGCCGGGGATGTCAATTGACTGTTGCGGATACCGTGTAGGTCAATTTGAACTTGTACCGCATCCCAAGTACCCGGTGGTAGTTGACTGTATTTCGTAAAATGGCGTGTCATTTCGCCGGTATCCCACATCGAACCTTTGAAGGCTGGATATGCACCACGTTCTTTAGCTAGCTCAATACTTTCCAATACACAGCCATATTCGATCAACTCTGCAACTTGCATTGCAAACTTTTCATCTGTATATGGTTTGTTGAACTTGGCGAAAATATCATGCAGACCTTGGATACCAACACCAATGGTTCTGTATTTCTGATTGTGGACCTTACTAATCTCAACCGGAGGTCTGGTTAGCTCGATACCATTATCAAGGATTCGGGTAGCGATTCTGGCTTGCACCACCAATTCATCCAGAGAATCCATCCGCCCAACAACAATACTTGCAAGGTTACAGGTATGGCCTTCTACATCCGCTTCAATATTTGAATAGGATTCAACACAAAGGTTTGCACACTTAATCATGCCGCAGTGTTTGTTTGGGTTCATACGGTTTACGGTATCGGTCCAGAATACATACGGCATTCCAGTCTCAACTACAACTTGTAAAAACTTAATCCATAGTTCTTTGGCGTTATACACCCGAACAACTTTCAGTAAACCGTTCTGATAAGCTTCCACACATTTAGCGTAGGCAGATTCGAATTCATCACCCCAGATGTTATAGAGTTTGATCCCTAGTTTATCTTCAACTTCGTGTGGGCAGAACGTATGCCAATCTTGGTCAGGGTTGTTTTTCAATCGCATGAAAATATCATTGACACAAACTTGTGGTTTGATGTCGTAACATTTCTGGCGAGGGTCACCGGCTTCTGTTTGAAGGTCAAGGAACCCGGAAATATCCGCGTGCCACATCGGTAGAGCTACAGTAATTGCACCAGCACGTTTTCCGGCTTGGTTAACAGTTACTGCTACGGTATTAAGGAACTTGATCCAGCCGAATACACCACCGGCTTTGCCATCAGAACCCATCAGGTCGCTTCCTAGGGCACGAACTCTACCCATGAATACGCCCATACCACCACCAAGCTTAGATATCGTTGCACAGCGTTTAACGTTGTCCATGATCGAATCTAAGTTGTCATTCATTTCCAGAATGAAACAGGAACTGATATTACCATTTTGACGCAAGTTACTAAGCCACGGTGTTGCTTGAGAAATCTTCCTGTTTGATAATGATTCGTAAACAGTCTTGGTAAATTCTAACTTAGTTTCAGGAGATTCGATTGACCCAATGATCATAGAGTTAGCCATAAACATATGCTGAATCAATTCATTCTTCTGGAGATACTTACCTTCGGCAGTCGATACCGATGCATAACTATGGTTCATATCACGTTCGGGTACTAAGTGGGAATCCAAAATTTCCAACTCAGGCTGAGAGAATGCATACAAGCCGGGATGTGAATATTCCCCTAATTGCAGCATTTCATCCATGTATTCGTCAAAATCTAAGTCGTAGTTCTTTGTATCTGCCCAACGCCCCATCGTTTTCAGTCTACCGGCAACTAAAGCCCATTCGGGTTCTTCTGGGGTAGCGAGGATGATTGCATGGTGAATAAGGTTTTGGTTAATCTGCTTGGTGGTAATACCATCAAAAATGAATTCATCGAACTTGGACTCAAGGACTAGTGGATTTACTTCCAATTCGTCACATGCTAGTTCGATTGCTTCTTTGATCTTTACCACGTCATACGGTTCTCTTTTACCGCTTCTCTTTACAACGTGAATTACTTTGGACATTGATATTCTTATCTTAAAACAGGAACCCCGCCAATCGGGGTTCCAAAAACTGGTTTTCTATTTATAGCAGTGATTGTCCTTATACTGCCATTGGTGCGGTTAATGCTGGGTGATGCTCATACCCAATCAACAAGAAGTCATCAACTTTTGCGTTCTCGAAGTCTTCCAGAGTTTGAAGGTCTGGATTAATCCAAAGCTTCGGCGGCTCTTTTGGTTCCCGGCTAATCTGTTCACGAACTTGGTCAATATGGTTTTTATAGATATGCGTGTCACCTAGTTGACCGGTCAGGTAACGCGGTTTCTTGCCTAGAATTCGTGCAAAGATCGCTTGTAACAGTGCATATGACGCAATATTGAAAGGCAGACCCAAGAAGGTATCAACACTTCGTTGTGTCCAGAGCAGATCAATATAATCACCGGTAATACGGATTTGGAAACCGTAGTGACATGGTGGTAGGGTCATCAAATGTTGTTTCTCTGGGTTCCAAGCACTGACGATCAGGCGACGGCATTCCGGGTTAGTCTTAGCTCGCTCAAGCAAGCTTTTAACTTGGTCGATATGACGCTCATAGTAGGTATCACCATGATAAGTGTCATCGCCTAGCTTACGGTAGCCCAGAGCTTCTAAAGCTTCCCCAGAGTCATCATAGGAATCTGTATACACGATATCAAAACGGTTACGCCACTGACCACCATACACCGGCCCAAGCTCACCATTGGTATATCCAAGAGCTTTACCCTGTGCTTCGTAATTGGCATCCCAAATGGTTTTCTTCGCCATATTGAACCTGTTTTCTTCACCGTATAGCAAAGCCCGCAGTTCGTTGACGTTGGTTGAACCTTTGAGGAACATCAACAGTTCTGATACAACCGATTTCCATGCTAGTTTTTTGGTTGTTACACCAGAAAAGCCTTCGGTCTGATCAAATTTGAGTTGTTCACCGAAAATGGCAAGAGTGCCCACACCGGTACGATCCACCACCGTTTCACCGGTATTGAGAATTTTAATTAACAGTTGGATATATGGGGTCATTGGATAATCTTTTGATAGATTTCATAGAGAATTCCGGGAGTATCCTCGGATTCAGGAAGGTGGCTAGATTCAATCAGTTTGTAGGCTTGTTGACAAAGTAGTCGGCAACTGAACATTACATCCCCATCATATTCTTGTTGAATAAGGGTTGAGTAAATTCGGTCGCATAAAAACATGTATTGCACATAAACCTGCATGCCGCCGACGATGACAATATCTTTGCCGGGGTATTTTGATTGGAGTGTAGCGAGTACATCTTCAGGATCACCAGCAACTGTAAGGTCTGCGCCTTCAATTTCTTTACTGCTGATAACCACATTAATTCGGTTGGGGAGTTTACGGCCAATAGATTCCCAAGTCTTACGGCCCATCAAGATAACTTTCTCACTGGTGTGTTTTTGAAACCAAGCCATATCAGATTTAACATGACCCCACGGTAACCCACCATTCATGCCTATGAAGTGATTAAGGCATGTTGCATAAATCATTTGAATCATAATATTCCCGTAAAGGATAGGGGCTTTCGCCCCTGATCACAATTATTCGCCCAGAGAATCCAAGAAACCTTGGATGTCGTCGATGTCATCACTAGCCGACCCACTCGATTTGGTATCGGTGTCAAACGGCAGTGTTTCGTCTTCTACAACTTTACCTTTTGGGTTCTCGTAAACCTTGGTCGGCGATTCTTCGCGAGCTTCACGAACTTCGCGTTCACCGGTAGTTTCTTTACGAGCGGCAGTACCGCCTGTTGCACGGGCATAGGACTTGTCAAGGTCTGCTTTCGACTTGAATTGCTTTTCAGCAACAATCGGTTTCAGCGGATGCATTGCAGCCCAAGCTTTGTTCAGTTTTTCTTCATCGCCGCCGAACAGCTCAGAAGTCTGGCTAACGAATTTCGAATCGTCGTAGTTCTGGAAGCCGGATACTTTCTTGGCTTTCAGAAGGAAGTTCGCACCTTCGTAAACATCAGTTACCAGAATTGGGCTTTCTTCGTCCAGTTCAGGGTTCAAAGCAGCTTCGATTTTCTCGAAGATTTTTTTACCGAAACGGAATTTGAAAGTACCACCAACAGCTTCGGGATTCGCTTCATCTTTGACAACAACGATGTTTGCCCAGTAGGACAGTTTACGGCTGCGCGAAGATGCAAGGTCTTTCATTTCTTTGTTGGTTTTACCAGCTTCAAAAAGAGGACCGTTGGTAGAACACACTGGGCAGTCATCGTATGGCTTACCGATGGTAGTCGGGCAGTTTTCGATGTACCACTTGTTGGTCTTCGGATCTTTGAAACTGTGGGAATACATTTTGACGAATGGAATTACTTCCTCGCCTTCGCCAGTTGCTGGCAGGAATCGAATGACCGCCGAGCCATTACCTGCTTTATCAACAGTCATGGTCCATTCTGTAGGGTCTTTCTCAAACTTCTGGGAACCGGACAGTTCTTTCAGTTGTTCTTGAAGTTGGGCGGCAGATTTTTGATTACGCTTGAACATTCGTTAAATTCTCGTTTGTTTAATTTGTTTAGATTTGATTATTTGTTTAGTTTTGCTTCGGCCACTCATGTGGCATAGTATTTATATCAGTCAAAAAATCAGATAATGTCCGAAAGTCTTTCCAAAGATCATCTAGTTCAAGATATTCAAACTCATATGCCACCAAAAAACTGGAATCGACCAGTAGTTCAATATACAAGAAGCTTTCTTTGGCGTAGATGTCATGAACTTTGGTGGGATTAAATCTGAATGGGGTCTGACAAGTTCCTAAGCAAATGTTAACTACATGCGGATTTAACAACATTCGACAATATCTTTTTATCAATACAGAACAACATACTGTATTTGTGAATTTTCCAAGATATCCCACCATAAACGATTGAATTTTGTCTATGAAGGAACGGTGATATGGCATCTAACAGCACCGCAAACTCAATCGGATACACTTTCTGTTGCAATTGATTGAATATCCAAGGGGTCTGGCCTGTTAGTGAATCGGCAAACTTCATATCCTTATTATGCAACGAAATGAGGTATGATCTAAACAGATTGCCGAATTTATTTTCGGCATCCTCGATAAACCCACGGGCTTCCAAGAATCTTGATTCCGACTCATCGTTTAAAATGTCTCGAATCCACCCGGTATTAAGACCAATTCGACCAAACAACAACGGCCAATCCTCACGGGTATAGCGCCTTGCGATCTTCTCGAATAGGAATTTGTCTGGGTATGAATCGGGGGTATGATCTTTGCTGATATACCCGCGCCATCTATATTTTGATGCATCGTATTTCTGTGTGGTCAGATGCGTAGTGATCGCCTTGTACAGACGATATGCTTCAAACCCGTTGCGATATCCAGTCGGGATCGAAGTGGGATCTAAATGAATCAAACTGGACATCAGTATTCCATCAAATAAAGTCGGTTAGCGGATTAGACCCAGCCGATTTTCCACGCAAAGTGTTTTCTCGAACTGCTTCAATTTCGATCTTTTGTTTAAGGGATTCGGAAATGTATTTTGAGATTCGATCTTCATCAATTTCCTGTTGGTCTGCAATTTCTAAACACGCCTGAATATAGCTGCATGCTGTATCACGGGCGTGAATTTCAACTGCTGTACTGAACTGAATGATTTTACTCATCGGCTTCGTCATCATTCAGCGGGGTAGGGCCGTCCGGGAAAACCTTGTCGAACAATGCGTTCTGGTTTTCACGCTTGGCTGTCACGGCTTCTTTGTCCTGACGATGGTAACGGTTTACCAGATCGTTGAAGTCGGATTTCTTGATATTGAATTCTTCCTTGACCATCGCACTAATACCGTTTCGAACATCTTTTTCGGCATCGGAACGCATCAGGGATTTAGCCGCTTCTTTGGCAGCATCTTGAACTGCTTTCAGTTCGGTAGGGGAAAGGTGGTCGTGGTTGCCTGTCTCGATAACGCTCATAAATTTCTCTCACAATTAAACTTCAATGAAGTTGGGCTATTACACCCAACCCATTATTAATCAATTAGGCCATTGTTTCCGCAATCAATTTCTTGACTACATCAATATTAACCGTCACACCGGCTTCAATCTTGGCGATTTGCTCTTTGAGAGTTTCTTTCACCACAAATTCACCGACTACCGAATATTCACATACTCTGGCTTTGGCGTTCGCATAATCTTTCGGGAACGCAACAACATCACGCGGGTTGACCTTCACAACGACAATCTTGTTGCCATTGTTATTACCACCATACTTCCAACCACCACCATAACTAGGTAGGTAGTCTTTAGAACAGATATGCAGGCCATGCGAGCAGGTCTGTGATGGGTTGTCGTTTACCTTGCTACGATCCATTCTAACGACCGTACCGGGGGAGTTATCCATGGTACGGGTATACAGATCAAGGAAGTTCGGCCCAACGATCTTATACGCTAAGAAATGGCCGTCTTCGGTCATTGCCAAGTTGTTCACGATCAGGAAATCATAGAAATCCTTGATAGACCGTGGATTTGGGTTATCCAACAGATTGTCTAGGAACTTAACCAATACACCAGCATCAGCCCCGGTACGAATCAATTCCTTGATTTTCGCGGTCAGCTTGGTATCGATTGGGTTCTTTTCACCATCTTCGGTAACGTAGAACAGATCGCCATCAGTGAAACCAACTTTACCATCACCAAAGCTATTGATAGCTTGGATCAGATCGAATTTCATCGAAACAAGTTCTTTGATTTTCTTTTTGTTGTCTTCTTTTAGTGCTTTTGCAAGTGTTTCAAACGCTTGTGGATCTTCTGCGCGGAGGAAGGTGCCAGACATTTTCTGGCCCTTCTCGGTATTCAACCAAACATAAATCGTTTGTTCGTTGATAATAAACCGTAGTTCTAGTTTCGTCATTATTTCTTCATCAGAATGCTTTTCAGCTTTTGTTCGTTAATAATACCACATTTCAACATCGAACTAAACACAATCAAAGACTCTTTGAATTCTGTGTCAGGCCAACTGCTATAGTGGCGGCTCGCCAGAGTTTTCAGCATACTCATACTGAAAATTTCTGTTGCAAATTTCGAGACAAAACCAAACGGGTTCGCGACTTCCTTCTCACCATACACATTTCTGATAAATTGTAGGGTGGTATAGTCATACGATGTACCGAATTTGATACTTCTAATTGCATCGAAATATTCTTTGAACAATGGGTCAACCAGTGGGTCGGCTACCAATGCATCATATTTAGCTTGTACAAGGCCCAACGCGGTAGAAGCCCATTTTGGTTGAGTTTCTACGAAGGACTGTTGCGACATCACACCGGCCAGTTTTGGAGCAATCAATGTGGTAATGTCTTCCCAATCTTCTGGGATCTTGTCATAGACCTTTTGAGTTGCAATTACCAATGGTCGATTGGTGGTGGTAAGAATGTCGTCAATAATGCCCCAAATCACACCCGAAATCTCATCACCGGCTACCTGATGGTTACCGAAGATGTAGCGTTTTGCAGTGGTATCCCATTTGATGTAAAAGGTATCGGGATCATCCATTTCCAGACCATTTGTGTTGGTATGTTGACCAACCGCAATAATCCCTCGCGCCTTCTGGTATTTATAGAAACCAGAGTAAGTAATCTTTGCCCGAGCCGCTGTAGTTGCAGGATCACCCGGTACACGACTAATAACCGGAGATTCATCAACGATATCGGAAATGAACTTGTATGGAGTACCATCCACGTTCAACCGTGCAATCACTGCATCAAATTGATCCTGACCTTCAGCCGCATCCAATGCTTGCAGGAAGATAGTTTTCGACATATCTTCACTGGTGAATCGAATTTTCTTCTGATACTTACGTTTCACGTCAATTAAAACGAAATTACCACCAACCGCAGGTGAAATTGCGATGTCATGAGCCCGGCGATCTTTCAATTTCTCTTTGTATCGAGAATTGATTTCCTTACACTGCCATTCAGGTAGCGACGTTTTATCATCTACAAAACGATAGTGAAGGGTTTCACCAACCGATTTACCTTTGTATTGCAGGTGGAACAGGTTTTTCGAATCGTTTTTCGAACGGAATCGCATTGCAGTATAAACGGTTTCACACTTCTCGATATCAGCTTCCAACTTTGCGGCCATTTCTGGTCGAATGTTTTTCACGCCTTCAATCAAATTGGCGATAGTGTCTTCGTCATACGACAGACCTTCACGACCGGCGTTTACATCCAATTTACCAATGCCAAAGTCGATCACAAACCCACCAAGACCGGCATCGATATGGCGTTTCATGAAACCGTCTGTAGTGAATTGGTTCAAATCCAGAGGATATGCAACCGGACCCATCAGAGCAAAACATTGTTTCGACCCGGTTAGTACCTTGAAATTGCTACCTTCAAACCCATAAACCGGCTCATCCCATTCGAAGTTTTTACCGGTCACACCAACTACCGGTTTAACAGGGAAGAACTTATATGCTTGTAGTGCAGCGGTACGGAACAGTTGATAATCATTCGCTTTGATAGGAACCTTGATGGTCACGCCGTCTTCGAACTTGATACCCTTCTGAGAGTCATCATAATTCGTTTCTAGCAGGAATAGCTCAGGTGCCCCAGACTTGTTCAGGAAACAGGTGTAAGTGTTCTGTACGCCGTTCTGGCGGGCATACACTTCGAATGCATCGGTATACGAGAACGGTGATTTCGATCCAAGACCCATAGCACCAATGTAATCGTTACTGGTGGTTTTGGTAGATTCGAAATAGGTTGTGAAAATGTTCTTGACCTGATCGTCATCCAGACCAGTACCAAAGTCGATAATCTCCAACCATGGATGCATATCGGATGGTAGTACCAGTTTGAACGGTGCATCTTCTTTACCCGCAGCCTTATGCGAATCGAGTGCGTTACAGCCGATTTCACGTAGGATTGCAAGTGGTTTGTTAGAATACAGGTTGCTGGACAACAGTTTGAATGCTTTTGCGTTAGCTTTGATGGTGAATGCGTGACGGTCGTCAATGTTGCTTATTGCATTCGTGCCTTGAGTTACAATCATTAAATTAATTACTCACTATGTGTTGATGTGTAAATTCTATCATGATTCTGGTTTGATCTAAACAGAATCAAACCAGAATTCAAAAATTTTAGGCTACCAAGCCCAAAGCATTTAAGCCTTCATTGTGTGCGGGTAACGCAGCCGCGATGTCTTCTGGGGTTGACATCACCATGAAAGCTTTGGTATGAAAGCGTTCCTCTGGTAGAATGCGCAGAAAAACTTCTGCAATATCATCAAATTTTCGAGATTTTGCCAGCAATTTGATCCTTTCAAGCCGCATGGTTTCGGCATGATAACCGATTGCACACATTTGAGAAAATGTAGCATTACCTTTTGGAAGGGTCTGATCCCAATACCGTTCTTCTTTGGTCAGGACTTCTGCCGGAATACCCCGAGTGGTCAACAAAGTTTTGACCCATTCAGCATGATTGGTTTCATCTTGCGCAATCATTTCGATCAAATCACGTTCGAACTTTGTCATTTCCGGGTATTGGGTCAACAGCTCGCGAATCCTGTTAGATGCGGTGACTTCCCCATGATATTGAGCTTTGAGCCATTCAATCATTTTATCAGGATCGTTAGATACCGCATCCCACCATTCTTGCGTTGTTCTCATACCTCACACCTCATATTTTAGAAGGGCAACATAAACTCTAGGATCAATCTGCGTTTTCCAGAGTTCAGCTTGTCTACGAATGTCATTTGTTTTAGCTATTTTATAAGCAGCTTCGGCCAACTCTGGGGTTTCGAAATATCCAAGAGTTTTATTTTTACCGTCAATACCTATCTGAGCTATATAATTTCCACGATTTCTGAAATAGCTAACACCGGTTGGGTGCAATCCTTGATTCGATCGTTTGTGGGCCAACAACTGATTTAATTGCTTCGGTACAAAACAACACGTATCAGGACCATACACCCTGTTGCTTTGGATCAAAATGTCTTTATCCAAGGCCCACCCTTTCAATCCAAATCCAATCTGGTTGTTACACCATTCCGCGAACCATTGGAATCTGATAAAATCAGGGTGAACCGAACAGCCTATATAAGCTGGCTGTTTGGTCTGAAACAACCCACCAGATTGGCAACGCTGAAGCACCCGGACCCATAATTGGTATTCATCCGTGTGTTTACCATCAACCCTACTAAAATATTGACCCGGATCTGATATACCAATTCCATAAACCAATTTGGTCACACGAATTCACCTATTCGACCGATCATTTCCTTTAGTCGATGCTTAACAAAATAATCAAAAATTTTAGCCCCGTTTGGACGTGGTTCGTTAAATGCAGCCATTATTTTGTCCTGAATCTCTTGGGGGATTAGACCCAAATCCAACAATTTCAAATTCTCATAGTATCGATTGATTGTGAACTCATCGGTGGCCCAGTCCTCGACCGGATTATGTAACCAGATATCAAGCTCTTTTTGCATGATGGATTTCTGTCTGGTATCCCGGAAATTCATCAAATGGTCTGAAACAGATTTGATGCTGGCAATACAATCCTTAGAATCACCCTTGATAACCTTTTCCATCAAATGCAAATGCGCAGACCCATGCTTAGGTTCGACCCACTTTTTCTGAATCGGTGACCATTGCTTGACGTTCTTGAATTTGGACAACTGAGCCCAGTCACTATCAGACGAAACCAGAAGGATTCTATCATATTTGTGCCATAGCTGATGGGTCAGAACCCCGGCAATGTCATCCGCTTCAATTCCTTGAATCTGGATAGTCCTATAAGGAAAGATCAAATGCAGTTCTTCACGCACCTGATTCATTGCTTCAAATATGACTTTCCAATCCCAACCGGATTCATCCCGTTGGTCTTTTCGGTGGGCTTTGTAATATGGTGCAATCTCTTTCCGCCAATATGGCCCACGGTCACACGCCAGAACGATATCCGGGTAGATAGCTTTGTTGGAAAGGACATTGAAACGAATCGAGTTCAATGCAACATGACGAATCAGGTCTACCGATAATTCTTCGGTTGGTCGGAATGTCGCGTTGATTGTACTGATGATGATTTGGGAGAAGTCAACGATCATCAAACCCGATTTTCGTTCTTCTTCACCAAGAAATTCCGCTAAACTCACTCTGTATTTTTACCTTTTTCGATATTGTATCAAATTTTTCTGCATCTGAATCCACCCATACACATATGCATTGGATACGTGTCGAACATTCGCAATTGGAATTGGTTGAATCAAATTGGTTACATCAAATTTTGCGAATGCATCAGTTTTCCGATGAATGTGCGCAGTGATGTCAACCATGCAAAACCCTACGGTTTGATCCTGAATGCCTTTGAAGACCCCGACCCCTTCCTCATCGCCGATTTGATACCAAACCGTGTCTACCGCTGGTGTGACAGGCTTGGATGATTTTGATTTTTTCATTCTAATTCCTTGATGCCAATCTCTGGTATGCACAATGTGCTGAATGGATACTCATCGGTCGGTAGGTCCATATTCGAGCGAGACACCTCGATGATGTAGGTACACCCGACGATAGGCAACTCAGTGGTCGAAACCCCACGGATGTAGCCAACCCCTGTCATCCCGGAGTAGTTGAAGGTGACGTGCTGGCTCTCTGAAAATTTATAGGTCATAGACACCTTACTAAATACTGGTTTGGGTTCGTTCATTTGGTGCCACTTTACCACATGATCAGTGGATTCTAAACAGAATCGATGAAATTTTGTTTCGAATCCTTTTCCATCAAATTCTCCCCTATAAATATACATATCATAGCAGATTATCGTCTGCTTCTAAACAAACCGGTCGAAAGTGACACCGAGGTAATAATGAGCGGACCACAAGCAAAACCATTTAAAGCAAGATTGGGCGTTGATGCAAACGGCGCACAGGTCATCAACGTAGGTGACCCAATCAATCCGATGGATGCAGTCAATATTGAATATTTGATCGCAAAGAACACAGTACAAACCTATGATCCAACCAGAACATATCCGATTGGATTTGTCGTTGAACGATCAAACCGTTTATACAAGTCCAAGATTGCTACAGTATTAGGCCCATTTGATCTAACAGCGTGGCAGGAAATTCACGCATTCAATCTATGGCAGAGAATTACCGGTGCGTATACAGCAGAGCCCGGCGATTGCCTATTGCTAAACACCGCAGCAACATCCGTGACAGTTACCCTTCCAATTTATGCCAAAGAAGGGGATATGGTTTACATCATTGATGAAGGGACAGCTTCAACCAACCCTATCATCTTGAGTGCCGGTACTAACACATTCAACAACACAGGGGTTTCTAACTATCAGATCAACTCATCTGATACAACTCAATTGGTATTCTTGGGTGGTACTTGGAGAGTTATTCGTGTAACCAAACCTCAATATCAATTGGTTTCGGTCAACACAGTTGTGGCCCCGAACACTTGGAACAACGTTCAACTTTCAACATCCCCTGTAACTGTTATTCTTCCTATTAACCCGGTTCAGGGTCAATGGGTAGTAGTTGCTGATGGATTGGGTCAATGTTCTAACTTTAACATCACCATCAACGGTAACGGTAAAAACATCAATGGTAGCCCATCCATTGTTATGACCAGAACTGCTGCAATGGTTACCCTGATCTATGATTCGGTATCCGGTTCATGGATGGCATATTCAAATGCCCAATCAGGTCGTATGACAGAGACGTTGGCTCCATTAACAAACCAATCTGTATTTGTTACATTGGATACAACCAACAAAGTCTTGAACCTGCCTAACAACGCCACTATGTATGATGGTGATTGGGTTGAGGTTAATACCAGATATCAAGATACTGTTACATCAGGGTCGTTGGTAGTAACTGCAACAGGTAGTGCTTATTTCCGGGTTAACGGTGCGTTACAAAACACCACCACCTTCCGAATAAAGCAGCGTGGTAGAACCCTATTCATGTACAAAGGTGGGGAATGGGCGGTTATCAATCTCAATGATACCAAATCCGTACCTGTAATGACTTCGGGCTCAATGGTTCCAAACACCTTGGTAACCCTATCCGGTGTGGTTTCATCTAATATTCTGCTACCGCCAGTAGATCAAGTTAAGATTGGTGATATTGTAACAGCGGCTATTAGTACAGCATCATTCCCGGTAACAATCACAGTTCCAAACACCTCAAATATGTTGTTGGATGGTCTAACATCTGCTACATATGCGACCACAGATAACGGTATGGTGGTAACTTTCATTTATCGTGGATACATCGGTGCGAAATATGTTTGGGAAACGCTTAACCATGGTTCCGCGTATCTGAAAAAGACTCAGAACTTGGCAGATATTGCAGACCCTGTTGCCGCTCGTGGTTCGTTGAGTGTTTACAGTAAAGCCGAAGCTGATGCAAAGTTCTTGCAGATTTATGGCACTACCGTTGATAAAGCATTAGATACATACAAAGTAGGTGGTGTAATCGCCGCTCAGATGTCACAGAATACCGCTGTTGCATTAGTTGGTGATGACCCGAACGTAACTGCATTAAACCTGATCGTAACCAACCATGTGAATACCCCGGATGGTGGTGCATCATATTGGTATATCAGTACCGTCTGGTCGCAGTCTATTTCGAATACATCGGCTAGATTCCAATTTGCGTATTTGTACAGTGGTAACCCATCGGTTCAATTTAGACAATATGATCCGGGTGTAGGTGTTTGGTCGAGCTGGATTAGCATTTCTGCTATTATTCCGGGATCGACTTACAGTATCAATATCAACGGACTATCAACTGCTGCAAGTAAACTTAACATCCCACGGACCATCAATGGTGTTCCATTTGATGGGACTGCTAACATCACGGTAACAGATTCGACTAAGCTTCCAACAACTGGCGGACTTCTTACAGGTCCGATTTCACATCAGGTAGCCAATACCAAAACTTACGACATGGTATTATCCAAGTTTGTTGGTGGTGGTAGTGCAACAATTACAGGTACTCTGAAAATTGTGTTACCGGTTGGTTATAACAACACCATGCTGAAAATGGCGGTTGGTATTAATGAGGGTGCGGTTGGTAGAAGTAATAGTGAGTTGATTGTAGCCGGGTATAACTATTCGGTAGCACCTGCAACATGGTTATACACATCCGCATCAACCAACAACGGTAATGCAAATGCGATTGGTCAATCTGTTAGATTTGCTCATGATGGTACTAACAACTGTATTCTGATTGGTACTGCTACTTCGGTATGGTCGTACCCTACGGTATTCGTTAAAGATGTAAATCTTGCATGGACTGGGGCCACAGCCACCGGGTGGGATACCGGCACATGGGATGCATCGATCATCACCAGTGAAACTGGGTTAACTGTTACATCGACGGCTGGTATTGATAGTAACACCGCGAAATTGGATAGAAACAACCTGTTTGCGGGTGAAGTGCAATCAAGTGCAATCAACAGCTATAGAATGGTTCAAGGCAACTACGGAACATTCTGGCGAAATGATGGTACAAACCTATATCTGATGCAAACAGCATCTGCTGATCAGTATGGTTCATATAACACCAACCGCCCATTGATCATGACATTGGCGACTGGTGCGATTGCATCAGGTTCAGCTTGGACATTCAACTCCAGCGTATCTGTTGCAGGGGCGTTCACAGCTAGTGGTACAGGGTCTTATACCGGTACTCATACCTTTAGTGGTACAACCATCAATAGTAGCTGGTGGAGGTCTACAGGGGCTACAGGATGGTACAACAACGATTACGGCGGTGGTATCTTCATGCAGGATACTACATGGGTTCGTGTTTACGGTGGTAAAGCGTTTTATGTAGCATCCGATATTGCGGCAACCGGTAACGTAACCGCATATTACTCTGACAAACGTCTGAAAGAAAATCTGAAACCAATTGCTAACGCATTGGAAACTGTTAAATCTTGGACTGGGTATAGCTACAACGCTAACGCATTGGCTGCTACATTCGGATATGATCCAACCAAAGAAGAAATTGGTCTGTTGGCACAGGATATCCAAGCAACAACCCCACAAGCGGTTGAACAGGCACCCTTTGATGTTACCGATGTTAAAGGTGAATCCAAATCAGGTGAACATTATCTAACTCTGAAATATGAGAGATTGGTGCCGGTATTGGTCGAAGCAATTAAAGAGCAGGATAAGGAAATTCAGGCTCTAAAACAACAAGTCGCGGCATTGATCGAGGCAATTAGCAAGTAATTCATAAGGGGCCAATTGGCCCCTTTTTTATTTGATAAATACCATTAGAAAATTCAACCTATTGAGTAACAAACATGACAACACCATCAGGCCAAATCGCCATTTCGGATGTTAACGCCGAACTTGGGTTAGCCTACAATCGGGCTAATTCAAGTTTAAATGATACTGCGGTGCGTACTCTGGCATTAGTACCGTCCGGTCAGATTTCAATGTCAAATCTACAAAGCAAGTCAAATACATTTACACTAACTATCGGGGATGCCCAAAATGGTAATCTCCGATCAATTGCTAACGCATATGGATACAACAACCAACCAAAAGTTTATCTAATCCTATCTGGGACCATGTATTCTTACGCTACAGGGAATCCAGCATGTGTTATAGGATCATGGCCGACTGGAACTGCACTCACAATTGAACTACGTGGGACTATTCAAGCATATGGCGGCTTAGGTGCTGCTGGTGCATCTGCTAATGCTGGGTGGGGTGGTAGTGCCGGTGGTGCCGGTGGCTACGCTTTACAGTTTTTTGCTATTGCCGGTGGCTCTATTACCATGTATATCAACGGTGGTTGGGTATATGGCGGCGGCGGTGGTGGCGGTGGTGGCGGTGCTGGTGGTTATGCCAGTAGCGGCGGTGGTGACCGTGGTCCGATTTGCTTAATATCAGGGGGCGGTAACGGCGGTAACGGCCAAGGATTTGCTATTGCCCAATCCGGTGGAACTGCACCCGGTGTTTCTGGTGCCGGTGGTTGGGGTGGTTGGGGCGGTGGTTGGGGTGCTGCTGGTGCTCCCGGTGGTGCAGGTTCTTATGATGGCTCTACATGTAGTTGGAGCGTGGCGGGTCCGGCTGGTGGTGGGGGTGCCGCTGGATATGCGTATCTCGGTTGGGGTAATGTAAGTAGCTATATTGGTAATACAAGTAATTATTCAGGGTCGGTGGCGTAATATGACATACAGATATCATAACAGATGGGTAAAATCATCTTCATTCGGATTGGCAATTTCCGATGTCACCAACAATGCAATCGTAATTCCAAGAATCGCCGGAATATATCCATACATTCATACACCAATTGCACCTAAATCTGATATATCGTTCCATCAAGCTTGTTTGAACAGAGCAAAATGGATTTTAGCCAATTACGATGATATTCATATCATGTTTTCCGGTGGGGTGGATTCAACATTGGTTGCGGTATACCTATGCAGTATGAAAACCACTCAGAAGATTACTCTTACCAGATCGGAACAATCAGATATTGATGCTGATCCAAAAGTTATTGAGTGGATTCAACAGTATGCCGAATTTGAAGACATTACTTTAGAATCTCTTCATTCGGTCACTGAAAGAGGTGGGATGGTTATCACCGGAACTCATGCGGATTCAATATTGGTTGGGGAATTTTTGGATGATATGAAAGATCCACAAATTTATACCGATATTTGGGATATGACCCCACAAGAATTGATTGCTAGGTATACCGGAAATACTGAGCACTGGGCCGATGTTCAGTTAAAAAAGCTGAAACCGTTAACCGATAGTATACCGGTAGCTATGACCGCTGCAAATCTTGCATGGTGGATTGATTTTAGCTGTCTATGGGACCGTGACGAATTGGAATTTATGGTCCAATTGGGCATGCAACCACCCGGTAAAGGCTATATTGCATTCTTCAATACCCCAGAATTTGAGGGATGGTCACAGAAAGACGCTAGCGAAAAAGCTGGGGTTGGAATTGACCAGTATAAATATCAGTACAAGGAACTGATCGCTGACATCCTCAAGTTTGAGCCTATCTGGCCCGGTAAAACCCGGTTCACGGCAATGAACGATCAGGTATGTACAACCACCTATGATTTCCATAGGGTAAGTTCTATATCCGCAAATTGGGAAATTGTTTGGAAATGAATACATTTAAAATAACTTCGGTTGATTTTACGCTCGGGATTGTTAACGTTGATATCAACGTCGATCCCCATGCAATTGATATTACCTTGATGGATGTATCCCCATACACCATTCAACGTACATATCATATGGAATCTATCGCACCGGATAGCAACGCTTCTGCAACCATGTTACAAATTTCGATTGGTACATTGGTTAAACGTGAATTGGATGCATTATATCCGCCTCCTACCCCAAAACCACAGGCTCTAACAAGTCTGATCGGTGTTGTTTGTAATATTAACTAATTTTGAGAATTGAGAATGAATAAGATTTTTGTTGGTTTGATGGCTGCTGCCGCATTGATGGTATCTTTTACAGCGAGCGCTGGTGACACCCTGAAAGTGGGCGTTGATACAACCCTCCCCCCATTTGTATCAATGGGTAATGATGGTGTTGTAAAGGGATTTGATGTGGACATTGCACTTGCAGTTTGTGCGGAAATGCATAAAACCTGTGAGTTCGTGCCAATGGATTGGGATGGGTTGATCCCGGCTCTACAGTCCAAGAAAATTGATACAATCATCACCGCGATGTCTATTACAGACGCCCGGATGAAAGTAATTGACTTTACCAAAAGCTATTACCACGAAGCATCTTGCACAGTAATGCGGGATGGTGTTAGTCCGATTGGTAAAACCATTGGTGTGTTGCGCGGGTCAACCGACGAATCATATGCCAATGGTGTACTGAAACCGCAAGGTGTCAAGGTTGTATCATATACAAGCCAACAAGAAGCCTTCCTAGAAGCTGCTAACACTCGCCTAGATGGTGTGATGGGACCATTGATCGAAGTTGATTTTGGATTCCTTCAAACTCCACAAGGTAAAGGGTTTAGCTGCGTAGGTGGACAGATTCACGATTCTAAATACTACGGGCATGGAATTGGGATGGCAGTTCGTAAAACTGATCCTCAACAACTGACCGCAATGAATAGCGCCATTGATACAATTCGTGCCAATGGTGTATGGAAGAATATCAGCGATAAATATTTCTCGTATGATATCTGGTGATTATAATTAAGGGTTATATCGAATGAAAACAGTAGTTATTGGCATGGTCTTGATGACCGCTGCCTTGCTTAGTGCGTGTGGTGGTCCAGTAGTTCCAGAAACATACCAACCAGCCGCTGGTGTTACACCAGATTGCTCTAAGTACACAATCGTAGCAAACGAACTTCAATGTCTGCGCTCACAAAGCCGTCATTGATAGAAAACAAAAAGGGAGCCATTGGCTCCCTTTTTTATTAATCTTTTTTGAACAACTCTGACATATCAACGGTCGGACCTTTGGATTTTCTCATGGCTTTGGTCACGCCTTCTTCTGTATAGGGTTGATCCACCTTTCGCATGTATTGTTGATCCGCTGTATCTTCTACAAGGATACCGGTCTTCTTGGGTGCCCCGGAACTCTTCCCAGCGGTCCTTACAGCGTCGTATGGTGCGTTCTCAAGCATTTCAGCGGCAATCTTAGTGTTCCGGTACTCTTGCTTCTCCAACCGGCTCAAATCGCTGTTGATATCCCTCAAGATAGTATTGGAGAATCCCTTGTGCGCTTTGATGTAATTTAGAATCAAATTGGTTAGGATTTCGTTACGGTTGAGTGGGGTATTATCCAAGATATTCTGAAATTCATGATGCAAATCGACTGGAATGAAGATGTGAATACCAATCTTATCAGATTTCGATGGAGGTTTTTGCTCGGCCATTTGCTGGATCGCATTAGTTAATAGTCTGGTGGATTGTTTCCGCTCGGCAAATGATCGTGCATATTCATTGGTAAGAAAACGCATTCTTTCATTATCAACTTGAAACTGTGATATTGAATCAATCAACGCTTGAGCGATATTAGGAGATTTCTTGCCAATTTCATCCAATGCCAATTGGATTTCGGATCGCCTTACCCGTTTTTTATTGGACCCACCCTTTGGTCGTCCTCTAGGCTTTTTAACAGGAATCTCAGGCTCTAGCATACGCTGACCGCCTAATATTACTTTGGTAGGTTTAGTTTCATGTTCTGTCATAATTAGCTCAAATAAAAAGCCCCGGTCATACCGAGGCGTGTTCATATGGAATCATTGTTAACTCTATTTAACCGGGTCAGCTTAACACCCATACAATTCATCCAGTCGGTCGGCTTCTTTGTTCAATTGAGCTGCACGATTTATATGAAATGTATCATCAAACCCCATAGACTCTGCTTCCATTGCCCAACAATCATGTCCATTTGCTAACGCCCGGAGAACATCCGGGTTTTCAGCCATCCTGAGTATTTCGCGGGGTGTAAATTCTATTGGCTTACTTCCTGAATTGTCTTGGGTCATAATACAAGTCCTTTCGGTCAAGCTCTTTTAATTTAATGACCGATTTCGGTCGCGGTTTTTGCGGGAACAACTTCGACCAAAGCTTTTTAAGCCTTGACCGAAGAGTTTGTTTCCGATTGATTTTAACGATATGCATTAAAACTTTTCAGTTGAATTGCATACAGCTCGATATTGGGTGTTGATGATAAACAACAGAATCGATAACAGGCAGATTGCCACTGCGAGTGCCTGAAACCCTGCATTAAAGACCGCCCAACAGAAGATAGGACCGATGATCATATTGACAATCCGATGATCAGCATTTCCCAGAAGGGTGTATTGCATCTTCCGAATATCAATCGGCATTTGTTTCATAATCTGAATACTGAATGACATGACACCTACGATAGTCACTTGAAGGCACAACAGGATTGACAACACCATGTATGCCATGAACATGCAACTTGGATAGGATGCGGCCAGCACCGGAAACAGTGCAAATAACCCAAACCCTACAATACAATGAACCACTCGGTCACTTAAACTTTCGGGGACATAATCCTTCAACTTCTTAATCAGAAGTTCACGTTGTGCTTTAACTTGCTTTGGGGTAACGTTCATTCTTAATATCCAAGTTGTTTAATAAATTTTTTCTCACCGACTTCAAGTAACAACAAAATTCGGCGAATCACATGACTTTGGGTGAAGTAACCAATATCTTTACCTGAATTCTTCATGAATAACAGTTCTGCAACTGCACTGTTGACCCCAAAGAATTCTTCTACAGCTCTCCAATCCCGGAAATCTTTGTAGTAAATGGTGTTATTCCGCATGGTCAACCCCTGTTCAATGAACCGAGGATCTAACCCAGCATGACCACATGCACATGCGGAATAACCACAATCATCCTGACCCCAATAACTGAGATTGAAACTAGGCTTATTAGAGCTATTACCAGTGAATACCACCATAGCTTTTTGGTCAGGTGTCCATTTATCAAGGACAACTTCGGTCAGCATAGTTACCATCAATTCCAAACGTTTGATATTCATGCAACACCCTTCAAAATTAATTGGTCAACACGCGCTTTCACTTGAGCCGGTGATACTGGTGGTTGAGAGCCGTCCCTCTGCCATTGTATGAGGTGTGAGGTTGCTAGATCAAAGTAGGACGAACTATTAAACAGTCCCCTTGCCATATCATTGCTGATATCAAAGAAAGCTTCAACACTTTGCCAAGAAGTTTTATAACCTTCATCGGTAATATATTCAGGTCCGATCAACCCAAATACCAACCCTTGTTGGTTGAATCGGTCATCCATACAGGCATGACCGATTGCACAAGCTGAATATCCACAATAATCTGGGGTTACCCCGAACCAACTTCGCAACTCGAACGCAATATTTCGCACTGGAATATGATCGCGCAACTTCGGTAAATTATCCGAAGTTGGTTGCCAAGTACCGGCAATAACTTCACTTAACATATCAGACATCAATTGCAAGCGTTCGATGTTCATGATTACCGCCGAGAGCTGGAACGCGACGAACTGAAACTGGAGCTAGACCGAGAACTGCTAGAACCAAAACTGGAACTAGAGCTGGATGGTCGGCTATACGAACTTGCCGATGCAGTCTTAGCTGGTTCGGACTTCGGTTGGCTCCAATAGGAGTTTACCGGGGCATTTACCAGAGGCTTAGCAGTTGGTTGAACGTCAGGTTTCGATACAACCGGACTCGACAAGGCTTTAGTCTGGGCGTAGCTCGACGAACCCGGTGCAACCTTCGATGTTGGTTGGACAGGCGTAGCTTGAGCCTTGTAGGTCGTCCGAGTGTTGTTCACGACGGTTGTATGATAGTTATTCACAACCGAGGTTCGTTCCCGACGATAGTCCGAATCCGAATAGTTGTGGGTGCTATACGGTTGATGATAGCTGGAATAGCTGTTGTAGCCCCCACCGCTGTTCATAGCGTGCGCCAGCAACATACCCGCACCAACACCAGCGGCCAGAGGCCAGATAGCCTCAGACACGCCGCTAGAGGCTTGTTGAGCCGGTTGGTTATTGATGATCACCGGTTGACCAGAGGCGTTTTGATACTGGGGTTGACCATAACCAGCTTGTGGTTGGGTTTGTGGTGGATTATCACGCACAACATGCAACACCCGATCACCTTTTTCGTTGTAACCGTAATAGGCATCTTTGACCAGTGGGTCGCCCTTTTTCAGTTCCGTGACGATATCCCGCAGTTCTTGGTCATCGTTGGCCTGTTGAGCGGCAGCCGCTTGTTGGGATTGCAGATCGGCTTGAGCTTGTTGAGCCTTTGCAACCTGTTCATCTTGCCAATGTTGGGCGGCGGCTTCCTGTTTCAATTCCTTATCACTTTTCCCGCAACCGGTCAACCCGGCAGTGAAAATGGATACAATCAGGCACGCGATTAACGTCTTTTTCATTTCCCACAATCCTCAGATTTTTTAGATTGATCGGTTACAAACTGATCAAATAGTTCCTTTTGATGAAGGTCTTTCAGGTCTTGAAATGCCAGCTTATTGGCACCCATCAGCCCTTCACCTTGGGAACGATGATATTCAATTCTGTTTTGGATGTAAAGCAAATTCTGTTCTTTTCTTGCAGCTTTCCATCTGGTGAAGGTCACACCGGTGACATCCTGCAATTCCTTGATTTCAGCTTGCAATTTGGTAACGGTTTCGGTCAGCTCTTTTACCCTATACATCAAATCGGTAATCATTTATACACCACCAGAACAAAATCGGTCCCATCCATTCCATCAAATTCGGATTTGATGATTTCAGAAATGACAGCCCAACTACCACCACCCAATCCAGCACCAATCAATGGAAAATAGAGGGTTTTTGGTGGTTCTAGCATGATTTTGAACGCGCCACGGATTTGACGGCAGCATTCGGCTACTGCATCATATTTGACGTATCGTTTTCCATCTTTGCCATAGAAATTTTGAGTTATGGCATTCAATATGATCACACCAGATTTATCAAAATGTGGGATGATATCACCCAATACCAACCCACCATTTTCATAGGCGTGTCGATACGTGGCATAGGCACCGGGATATCGGGTCTTCACTTCCAACGCAATACCCGAACCCATCACACCTTGGTCATTGCAACCGTGCATCATGGCATCACCTGATTTCATAAAATCAAACAGGTTGCCGTAAACAGTTTTGTATTGCATCATATACCTCTAAAAGAAAAGGAGGCTTTCGCCCCCTTATTGAATCAATTTCGATTAGATCGAAACCCAGTGACCGTTGGTCTTCGAGTGTCGAACAATAACGATACCAGCGGTGGCTTTCACCGACCATTCACCGGCATTGTAACTCGGCACCTTGCCTTTGATGGCACCGGCCACGGCATTTGGCAGCATGACGTTTTCCGGTTTGTTGGTGTTCAGATTCACCAGAGTAACCGATTGATCTTTTGGTTTCTGATCTTCGGCAACCAGAGCTTTGATTCGGTTGGCAACTTCTTGCGAAACATAACCGAGGGACACACCGGCCAGAGTAACCGAAACCGAACCGTTATAAACCGAGCCCAGCGCCAGACCGGCTACCAGTGCGTTGGTGGTTGGGGTCTTGACCGGTGCAGCGGCTTTCAGATCGCTGGTAATCACCAGTTGTTCGATTTTGAAAGTGGTTTCGGAATAATCCGAAGAGGTCAGACGGGCTTGGATGGTCAAACCAGCCTTGGCGGCGATTGCTACCAGAGTTTCGGAGTTACGAACGGAACGGGCACCACGGATTTTCATCGACAGGGAAGCGCGACGGCTATCCATCTTCGAGTTCACTGCCTCGAACTTACCGGAATCGGTCAGCGCCTTGGCGAGCAGGTGGCGGATGCTCAGGTCCACTACTGGAGTGGCTGCGTTTTGGGTGGTTGCTTGGGCTTTCAGTTGTTTAATCGCGCTCAATTTCATTCTCACAATGTTTGTTTGGGTTTGTTTGTTTCAGTGGAGCTATTATTGCACGGTTTCAGGTCATTCTAAACAGAATCGATGATTTTATTTTGAACCCGTTCCGGTGTGGTTGAGTAGCTACTATATAGGCACCGACTCAGAATCTAAACAGAATCGGTCGAGCTTTTTGCCGGTGGTGGTCTTTTTCGGTCGAGCAAGTATCCGTCGAGGTAGTTTCCGGTCGAGTTTTTTGCCAAGGTGTTTAGAATTCCTGAAAAGTGTGATACCCTAGAACTAATTCTGCCAAACCGAATATATAATACAAACCCTTCCAAGCCTCCTACCACCCCTTCGGGGATACAGACTCGCCTACGGCTCGCCTGTATTTCTAATCCTTTCTATATAGTACAAATCAATTCTATCACAAATCACAGACGCTTTGCGGATGTGACCCGAAGGGCAGCTACTATATAGAAGAAAATTCATAGGATTGAACAGAATTCCATCAGAAGGGGGCCTGAAAACATCCAAATGAGAAAAATTCTCGAAAAACGCAAAAATCGAGAGGGGAGGGCGGAAAAATTTTCAGAAGGGGGCGTCGGGTCAACCCCTCAGAATAGCATACCCCAAGATCCGTGTCAACCACTATTTTCACGATTTTTGAAAATATTTTCGAGAAAACTGGCATGAATCTCGCAAGTCAAAAATCATGCCAACTCAAATGACGTCCACCCTCCTTGATTATCTCCGGGTTCACAACCCCGCTACTTCATGATCAAATTATAACCCCAGCTTTCACCGGGGTCAATAGGTTTCATCAAATAAAGATCAGGCCGCTAGACCTAGACTTTGACGCAATTTGATGTTATAGGGCTCGATTGATTCAGCACTATAGGCAACCGGATCGTTAAGTACCAGTGTATCCCCGCGTTTCATCAAATTAGGGAACCGTGAACCGTTCGAAAAGTCAATAGACGACAGCTTACAGAACAAATCAGGGTTAGGGCCATAGTCATGTTCGGGGTTCACCCGTTGTACGATCCCATACGCCAGCTCGATAGCCTCGACCAAATCAGGCAATCCCCGGACATAATCAGCCAGCCCTTTAACAGTTGTATCAAATCCAGCAAACCCCATCAATTCGAAGTCGCTAGGCTGCAAAGGGGTCAGGGGCTCTAATTCGATGCAATACCTCTCATAATCCACAGCGATTGAACCAACCCTAGGCAAGTGGGGGTTGGAATCAAACCCACGGATACCATCAACCCAATGCACAAACCCATCACGCCCGCCGTTCGATCCCGAATTGATCTTGTACACTCGCCCACCAATTGCCCACACCGTGCTATACCATCCGGCCCCTAACAGCTCGGCCCCGGCTTGTTGCATGTCATACCAGAAAGCCAACTTGAGCGCCCTGTAATCGGTTAGGTTGCGGTCCTGATGATGTCGGAACAGGTCTAGGATTGTATTTTGATTCATGGGTCACCTATTCAAAACAGAATGGGCGGCACTATACACGAATCTGTCACTAGGTCAACCACTTTTCTACAGACAACAAAAAACCCCGGTTAAGGGGCTTTGATTTGGTTTCAGGTGTCTTATGTAAAGGGTGGTCCAACCCCACACTTACGGTTAGGGCAAAAGATGGTGCAAACCCCCTTCACGTACAGGCGAGCCCCACAAATGCGACAGAACATCACGCCGCCTCTGGAATCGCTACCATTTCGGTCAGCTTGGCCGGGTTGACGGTATAGAACACTTCTTTACGACCGGGACCGGCTTTCAACTTGTAACCGATTCGGGTAATGAGTCCAACCGATTCAGCCCAACGGATAGTGTTGGATACAGTGACCTTTTTGAGCTTGACAATTTTGGCGGTTGCCTTAACCGTCACCTCGGTTTCACCAGCCGCGACCAGTTTGAACCACACACCCACCACCCGACGACGAACTTTCGCGGCTTCTGCCGAGATTGGACGGCCTGCACCGGTTTTGACCGGGATAACGATCACAGGTGCTACAGGCGTTACAGGAACAACTGGGGCAACTTGAACCGGTGTGGTTGGGACCGCCTTGGGTGCGGCTGGCTTGCGTACACGCTTCGGCGGGGTCTTGTCCACAACCGGACCCACGGTTGTTAGATTGGGTGCCGACACAGCAGTGGTTTTGGCTTTAGCTGGTTTGGCGGCTTGGGTAGCGGTCGATTTGGTCATGATGTACATCCTTTTAAGTAAGTAGGTTGATTATATCAAACCCAGTTGGGTTGTAAAGCACTTTTGCATCATTTTTGGGTTTGATGTATCACCGCCAAACCCACGAAACAGCACACATCATCAGTAATACAATCAAGAAGCCTAACAGCCTTTGACGAATGGGCACCGGCTTGGCTGGTTCCAGAACCTCTAACACCTCGGGTTCTTCTAGAGCTTCTGACACCTCGGGTACATCAAGGTTTTCGCTCAGGTTCCAACCGCGAGCCCGTGCAACTAACCGAAACTCTTTAAACCGCTTGACTGTCAAGGGTTGTTTGGTTTCGAAATACTCGACAAGGGTGATTTCCTGAGCTGCTAACCGCCGCTCTAACTCCCGGTCGATTTCATCAATCTTAGCCAGCCGTTTTTCCGCTGGAATCAATTCATGTATCAAATTCTTGGCTTTCATGTCTTACCCTTCCTATTCTATCAAACTCCTTTTTAAAATCAACCCAAAATGTTTTTGATTTCAGACCAGATCATGACCGCCAGAAATGGGGTATATGCTCCGATTACTATCATTTTGCCATAGGTTTTGATGCAATGCAACATCAAATTTTGATGATATTTCATTTCGATACTCTAAAAATTGACATAAAAATGCCCGCGAAGCTTTTAGACTTGCGGGCAAGGGGCTGGCGGTTGGGAGTGGACGCCCAACAACCGCATACATCCGTGTACGCTTAACACCACCTTAGACCCGCTTTGATGTCCTGTCAAACCACCTTCTTAACCTTTGCCGCTTTGGCTGGCTTAGGGAGCTTAGGTTTGCCGATAACAGTCTGTTTAGTACCGCCCCAGCCTTCTCTCTGTTCTTTAACGGTGCCGGTGATGGTGAAGGTCTGGCCGATTTCAATTTCCTTGAAGCCCTGAGCAACGCTGAAAAACACAATCTCGTTACCCTGTACGGTAGTTGCAATGTGCATCAATGTAGGGTATTGGGATTGGGTCCAAAACACACGCTTCAGGGTTGCGGTTACTTCAATTGGTTGATCAACTTCACCGATGTAGCCGGGGAGTTCAACCCCGGTCAACTGGATGTAATTAGCGGCGATTTTCGCACAAATCCCTAGTTTGCCGTTTGCTTCCACTTCACCGGCCAGCCAGAACAGATACCCCAAATCCTCTACAGCGACTTCGGCGGCGGTTTTACCGGTATGTTTACCCATGATGAACACACCAGCTTGAATCTGTTCTGCGCGTTCTGCCGCCCATTCGGCGATACGCTCTTGATGCGCCCGTTCTGCCGCTTCACGTTTTTCGGATGCCATTTCGTCACGGATTCGACGGATTTCATTCAATTCAAAATCCGCGTTCCCTTTAAATTCCAGATTCATCAGGCCGGACATTTCAGCCGCTTTCGCTTCGGCGGTTGCCTTGTCGTTCGACAGGTTTTGAATGTAATAGTCACGCATTTCATTGAATGCGGAATCACCCACCTGAACCCGGCACAGACACATAACCCGCAGGGTGTACATAGCCACTTTGTCGCCGGTCGATATGAAGGTGTACAGGTCTTTGCTATCTACTACTGCCATGGTCTTGACTCCCTTGGAAAAGGCGTTTTGCCTTTCGATATGGTTAGTTTACATCAATTTGAGGGCCGGTCAAGCATTTGATGCAAATATTTTTGGACAACAAAAAGCCCCTGATTCTAGGGGCTTTTCATCAATTTCGGTTATTGCACACCACCATACCGCCAGCTTTCGACCTTCTTGGGGTCGTGCAAATCCGCCAGTGTTCCGCGTGGTTTGTTTTTGGCTGGGGCCTTCCAGCCTGCCGACTTCCAGAGGTTGCCGTCTGCATCCATGAACCCCCAGCAGCGGCTACGGTCGCTTACAGTTCCGTCCCGGTTCAATTCGGTATACACCAGACGAATCCAAACCTTACCCGGTTCGGCGGTCAGTTTGACCTGACAGATTTGCGGGGGTGCCGTATTCAAAACTTCGGTGGCGAAGTCCAGAGCGGCGGATAGTTCTTTGATCAATTCGGACATGGTTGTAACTCCTTAAATGGATTGATTGTAGCGTGCGCGACGGTCGGCGGCAATTTCTTTTTTGTACCGTTTGTTAAAGTCCCCGTTAAAATTCCGGGAAGTCTGAAAAGCTACATCAAATGCATGTTTTGCTTTCCGAAACTCCGGGGTAGCTTTGATATGGTCCGGGGTCATGCCCATTGCACCCTTGAACTGATCGAATTGTCGAAGTTCCGCCGACGCCTCATCCAGAGCTTTGTCTAGGAGGGCCTTTGCTGCTTTGGCGACGATGTAAGACATGTTCGGACCCTCTATCGGTTGGTGTGATTGCAGTTTACTAGGGGTTACATCAAATTGCAACCCCTTTTTATCAACCCTGCATCCAGTGAACAGCGTTCCATTCGTTACCGGTGCGCCAGATGGACCACCCGTAATCCATCAACTGCCGATAGTTACCCATCCCATCACATTGATAGGTAGTGGTCGAACCGCCTTTTTGGCGAGCCACGGTGTAATAAGGAGTGGCGGCGGTTGCGTCGGAGAATTCGGAGATTGGGGCCAGAGTTCTGGTGTGAACCAATTCTGCGCATTTTTGTTGACCATCCGCAACAGCGGCGAAGGATGCGGTTACCAGTGCGATACCAAGAATCAGATTTTTCATTTTGAAAGCTCCTAAAGCGGTTGGTGTGATTAGATTCTAGCAAGGGTTTACATCAAATGTAAACCCTTTATCAAACTATTTTAGCTGTTATCGCGTGGGGTATACAGGCGAGCCGCTTCCCAACAATCGCGGGGCGACCCACATTCGATATTGCGAACGCAAGTATCACGCTTAGCCGGGTCTGTACTAACCCGGTATTCGTCCAACCCGGTGTAACCGTTGCGGCATTCAACCCCCAGATAGTACCCGGTTGCCTTCAAAGTCTCGTTCAATTCTTTGATATCTGCGCGTAGTGCCTGTACGGTGTAGCGGGTTTGACGTGCCATGATGTTTACTCGATTTGGTTGGTATGGGGTTAGTATAGCAGGGGTTGCATCAAATGCAACCCCTATTTGATGCTATTCACGTTTAATAATTTTGCATTTGATATCACCATTCAGGGCTTGACTTTTCCCGGACTTGCTGCCCCATGCCCTAGCGGCTAACAATTTCGACACTTCGCCTTGGTTGATTTCAATTTCAACCGTAAACTTTTGTCCGGTCAGCCGGTCTGTAAAGGTGTCTTGAAATTTCATATGTTCAACCCTGTTTGATATTGATGGTTGCACCGTTCAACATAGATATATCGAAACTTGCATTTTGGTATTGAATGGTATAACAACGATGTGCCCCGTGGTGGTCTTCCCAGTCCTGCACATCCAAGATATCACCATACCGACATAGTTCCTTCTTGACAGTTTCCAAATGTTTGTTTTTCAGAGCTTCGGTTATTTGTTCCAGTTTCATGACCATTTTCGAATTCCTGTTTCGGTTGGTGTGAGTTCATTCTAACAGCTATTTGATGTAATGCAAGCATTTGATACAAATATTTTTGGACAATAAAAAGCCCCTAGAATCAGGGGCTTGGATCAATTCAAACCGTGTAACTCCCGCCAGATAGCGGCTAGATGGTGTTCAACATCTTGAATTGATATGTAACCTTGTAACTCACTGTCCCCGGTGAATTTCGGACTTGACAGATACGCCCGGAATGATTGCAAGCTGTCATCAGCTAAGTTGATGCGGGTTGTAAGCTCATCAACTTGAGTTTGCATAGCGGTGATTTGGTTCGCCATGTCAAGCCCCTTCTATCGGTTCATAGGTGAAGAGTGTACGACCGTGGCTGTTACGGAACTCGGCACCGGGTTGCACAACAAACCAGCTTCGAAAGTCGGAAACCTGCAACATTCCAGCATGTACCCTGACATCATAGTAACGACCATCAATGTATATGCCGTTACCTTGATTCAGATGTTCGCGGATTTTCTTACTTGCTTGCAATGGTGTAAGTTTCATTTGTGTAGCTCCTTTGATTGTGTAGTCAGTATGATGCAACCTAACCACCCCGTCAAGGGATTGCATCAAATTATTTTTAGGCCGCCATCAGCCCAGACACCAACCGCTTCAAGCGTGCTCGACAGTTAGCCCAGCTTCTGTAATCACTGGGGGTTGAACTTGTGAAGACCGGCGACACACCGGGAAGGGTAAACTTTAGGTGCTTACCCTTGGTTAGTTCCACACTATAGCCGATCCCCTCGGCAAAGTTGACCAATTCCCGCATATCAGAATTTTTGATGAATTTGCGACACATGATCAAGCCCTTAGATGTTTTTGATTTCGTGGATTAAGTCGAGCACTTGAGTACAGTTAGACAATTCATCACCTAACTTGACCCGGCCATGATCTTTCATGGCACTGTAATACAACTTTCGGAACAACCCGGCATTTTTATAATCTGGTAATGCATACACCGACACAACCCTAGCAGCTTTGCTCATATCAGCCGCTATATGCATCACAGCGACGTTACGGCCTTGCACCTGATAAACATATCGGCTTGATCCGTTGAACGTCTTAAACAGCATTACAGAAGCCCCAGCGATATAACCCACTTCCTTATCGGTGATGCTGGGGCACTTGTCACACGGTGCTAACAAATCCTTTTCCATAGCCACCCCAATTAGATTGCCTTGATAATGTCCTGATTCTTTTCAAACCAGACCGCCAACTTTTGCAGGGCTTCGGCTGGGGTCTTGCCTTTGATTCGACGGAACTTCAAAACACTACGTGCTTGATGATGCCACGTCAATAAGTCAATATCAAACGAATTTGCGACGGTATTAACACCTTCGTTAAGTTGCATCATAAACCGCATATGACCACTAGCATTCATCAGAATCCCGCTAGAGCATTCGGAACGGTTGGAAACGTTGGCGAATTCGATTTCTACGTTATCACCCAGCAACTTACGAGGGCGTGCCAGTGCAATATACACCGGAAACAGTTCGACCATTTTTGCATTGAATATTGCACAACCTTCGGCGGCGTTGGTAACAGCTTCTTGAATCAGTTCGGCTTGGGTTTTCATTTTTGAATCCTTGATTTGGTTGGTGTGGTTCATTATAACCGGTTTCCAACCTATTGCAAGCATTTGATGCAAATATTTTTGAACAACAAAAAGCCCCTATTGGGGCGTCTTGTCTTCAACCGCTTGAATCAAAATCAAATCCTCTTGATTCCAATACTTGCAGCCGTGTAAATCATGGTCTAACCAGCATTCGCCTTTATCGCTGTAGGTCGCTCTGATATCGGCGGTTTGGTTGTCCTCTCGGCCTTCTGGACACTTCCAACCTTTACGAACCGATGCCTTTAAACCTACGGTGTCACCCTTCTTGAACACCCGATTAGTGGTCATATCAATCACCATTGATAGGAGTGATTTTGACGAACATCAGGTGTTCATATTCCTGATAGATGGCGGTGTGTGCCATTTCTTCGGTATCCGCGTAAACGTTGATTTGCACGGCATAGGTAACACCCAACGCCCCAGCCCGGCGACCATTAAAGCTAACGTGAAAGCCTTTAGGATTGGTCGAGTTCTTGCAGGTTATGTCGTGTGCGATAGCCATTTTTGAATCCCTATTTCGGTTGGTGTGCTGGAATTATAACAGGGTTGCATCAATTAGCAACCCCCTTACATCAAATTCTTTAGGCCCGGTTGGCGTTGGTCATCTTGATACGACCGGTCGGGGTTGTGCTGATGGTCACGTCTGCCAGCTTAGCAGGACTCATCGACAGATGTTGATTCAGGCCGGGAGCTGTCTTGCCGCTGATGATTTCACCGGTTTCGGTTTGGATGGTGAAACTATAAACCCCATTGCCATTGATGGTGAAGTGCGAGAACCACCATTTTTTAACGTCAACTATGGCGTAGGTCTTGGTCGCGGTTTTCATGATCTTTACTCGATTTGGTTGGTGTGGGGTTAGTATAATCTCAATTTGATGCAATACAACCCCTATTCCGATTTTATTTTCAGCGGCTGTATTCGAATTGGGTGTATTGCTCGATAAGCTCCCGATCCTCATCAACCAAATCAGCAGGATAAGACCAAACCCCACGGGTGTACCACAACTCAATAACCCGACCCGATGGCAATTGAATCTTTGTGAGGGTATTCCGATACGGTGTGTTTTCGTCTAGTTCCTCTTCTGGTCGGCAGCGAGCCCCACCCAATTCATCCGCCAGAATTTTGGCACGTTGAACACAAACCGATTGTTCCAAATGCATGCCCTCGATTTTCTCGACAGTATCAGTTGGGCTAGTAGCACCGGTCATCAGGTACAAACCAAGCAATGTATAGAGCATCACAGACCCCCAAACGAGTTATTAATTCCGAATACATCAACCGGTTTAACATCGGTAAAATCCAGTGCAACACAAACCGCCATATAATCGTTCGGACCCTTACCAACGTTAAATTGATTATTCATGTAATAATCAATGATTTCGTCTTCTGTTCCATTGATAGCGGTGTTAGAGGTGAATTCTACACCATCTTCGCCTTTCCAAGTCAGTTGTATTTCGCGACGGGCCATGATTGAATCCTCTGTTTGGTTTCGATATAGGTAGTCTACACCCATTTCAGACCATTGCAAGCATTTGATGCAAATATTTTTTGACAATAAAAAGCCCCTAGAATCAGGGGCTTATGATCAAATCAAGTCGGAAAGCTTAGAACCCAACGCGGATTCCACCATGTTGGTAATGGTCCGGGAGCTTTCACCGTACACAATAACACCACCCTTCGGCAGCCAATCGACTTGGCCCGGTTTGAACACGTCCACCCGCATGATGTTGTTACCTTTCGAATTAGCCACGTAGGCGCGACCATGACCGGCGTTTTCGGCCTTGGTCTGGGCTTCGATCAACCCGGACAGGATGCGGTCTTGCATTACTGGATGTTTCAGGCTGGTTTGAGTAAGCATTTTGATTAATCCGATTGGTTGGTATGGATTGAATTATACAGAACAGAATTGTTATGTCAATGATTACATCAAATTATTTTTAGACAACAAAAAGCCCCTTTCGGGGCTCTTTTCAAATCTTTAGAGGCTTTCGGCTAATGCAATAGCCGCAACTTTGCTCAAACCAGCCTGCACACATACATCAAACTCGCTCAGAACCATCCAGCGGGCCGACAGTGGGTTGTACTCGGCACGGTAGGCCGGTTGCATGGGTTGGCTGCTTACAACGCCCTGAGAGGGGTTATAGGCGGTTTGAGATACGGTCGTGGTTTGCATGGTGACGCCTCAAGGTAAAAAGTGATTCAGCCTATCAGGTGTAACTGGATTGTCAAGCCCTTACAAATCATGTTCATCCGCGTAGGCGGTTGCAACCAATTTACAATCGCAATACAACCGAAGGGACCAATATTTTTGGCCGTTAAGTTGGTTGACCCTTGGGACTTCGACAACATCCAACCCGAACGCATCACACCCACTATTGAAATGGGCATAGTTCATGCCATCACGCATGGCCTGACGAAACCCGGTAAACAGTAGGTCAGTGGCTTTACCTTCGGTTAGTTTGTCGTTGACCGCTTGGATGTTGTGCATGTTATGTACTCCGGTTTGTGTGAGGTAATTATAGCAAGGGGTTGCATCATATACAACCCCTATTTGATCAAATTACATCAAATCTTTGAACGCCGCTTGAAGCTTCGGCAAATCGAGGTTTGTAAACAACCACTCACTTGCATTTTCGATAAAGTCCGATTCATAACCGGAACCGATAAAATCTTCACCCACAAAACCCCAGATTGATTCAACCGTGACCCATAACCCAGTTGGTGTATTCCGTACCTGAGCCAATGAACCATACACACCGTCGCGGTTCACTCTGGCACGATATGCACGCTTCTGGCGAGCCAACACCGTTACATCAACATCCGGGTTAGCTTCCGGGTTATACATATCGCCGCACAGGTCTTCAAAACTGTAAGTTTCATCCTCGACCAGAACAACCCGGAACATACCCAATACACGGGCAGCCTCTACACGTTTAACATCGGAGGTTATTACACCGGCCAGAACGTTTGCGGTTATGTCTTTAGAAATTTGCATGTTATGTAATCCTGATTTGGTTGGTGTGGGGTTAGTATAGCAGGGGCTGCAATTGATGCAACCCCTATTTGATGCTATTCCGAAATTTCTTTCAGGCTATAGAATTCGGCGCGATTGTGTACCAGTTCGAACAACTTACCATCAAACCGGATTTTCTGCCAGACCTTACCCAAAATATGGGTTTCTTTAGGACGGTTCCACGCGGTGATACTGGTAGAGCACTCACTTACCCAATACAGGGCCTGACCCATCGATTTTGCACGAGTTACAGCGGCTTCCGGGTCACTGTGATACTCTTCCGGGCTTTCGTTATTGGACTTACGAACATATGCAGCCACACCAGAAATATAATACATCCGGTACATGGTGCCATACTGCCGGGATTCATAGGCAATCGCCATATTGATTTTGGTATCTTCCGGCCAGTCTAGTACATCCTGTTCCATATCGATGATTTGATAAGCTGGATAATCGGCTACTACTTTCATGTTTGTTACTCCTGATGTTTTGTTTCGATATGGTCAGTCTACAGCATCTAGAAGCGTGGTCAAGCTATTTGATGCAATTAATTGAAAATAATTTGTTTCAATTCTGGCATTGTAATTGCTATGACAAGAATCGTGCCAACTCAAATTCAAGGGTACTTCGGTGATTGCCTCTGAGCCGCCCCAGTAACTATAGAATAGCACATCCAAACCAGATTGCAACCCTGAAACAAAATTAGCTGATGGTCCATAGGATACTGACAACCGCCAGAACAGATACCATAATCAAACCGATATCATCAACGTTTGAACGGTCCCGGTTGAGTAGTGCTTTCATGATCATATTCCTTATCTGGGTTATGATCAAATTATAGCAGGTATTGCATCAAATGCAAGTAATAGGCAAAAATAAACCCGACTTTCGCCGGGTTTATTTGTATTACGCTGGTTTGATTTCATAACCCCAGTCGTCAAAGATGGCCTTACCGGTGTATACCGTAGCTTTAAAGGTAGTAACAACCTCAAGCCTGATACCAACCCCACAACATAACGCAACACCTACAGCGGGTTTTCGGTAGGTTTCCACGTTGTATTCTACCGGTGAATTTAACATCAATTCTTGTTTACAGTTTGGGCATTTCATATCAATCCTTGTCGAGTTCCATATCGCCGATGGTCTGCCGTGGCGGCTCGCCTGTCATTGGGTCAACCGTATAACCCGATACCGCATAGTTGGTAACAGTCAGTTCATAGCCTTCACTTGCCGGGAACTTTTCCGCAAACACGGTATACGCTTTTTTCAGTTGCTCCCGGTCGGTAATGCTACGTTTGGCGGTTGCGAAAAAGTGCTTACCTTTTAGTGAAACATTGATTTCGTACCACATGGTTTATGCTCCAGTATATTTTGAAAGTTGTGGTAGGTTATTCGTATCGGTCGTGAATCTTCGCAGCACCGTGCCAGTTTGCACAGCCGGTAAGTTTTGCCATTTCAGATGAAAACCGGGAATCACTCGTACCGCCGAAGTTCCCACCAGCCATATGGGCACGTTTGCTAGTTGCCGGGTCTTCACACACGATATACACAACACCCGGCATTGTACGATGTTTGACCAACCACGCAGCCGGGGCGGTATTGGATGGCTCGAAAGGACCACCCACATTAACTAGGGTCAGTTGATCATAACGAGACGACACACCGTTGTTAGTGCAGTCACAGCCAGCCGAACGGTAAACGCTAATGAGAAGGCCCATGTTATGCTCCAGTATATTTTGAAAGTTGGGTTTCACGGAAAGAACCAGCATAACCGCCGATGGCACCGAAAATGCAGCTATACCAGCCATTAGCACGCACTTCGGTGACGGTAAGCCAGAAAGGGCCATCGGCTTGAACTTTGTCGCCCTTTGAAAACTTGTTGTCTAACATGGTGGTATCTCCCTTGTGTGATACCAGTATAACAGGGGTTGCATCAAATGCAAACCCCTTTTGCATCAAATTACAGGTTATCCACCATGTACGCGGCCAGCTCGACAAGCAAAAGGGTCTTGTCGGTGTCGTAGGTCTGGATAAAATCATTGGCACAGAAAACGAAAATACTATCATTAACATCGGTCTGGTCGGTCTTCCAGATGTCCAACCGGATTGCCCGACCGTGTGGGTTAATCATCACCGATTCAAAAACCTTGAGTGATGGTGCCCCTTTGATGCTTTTGCGTTCGCCGATTGCCATGATCAAATCCCTTATTGATGGTCAAGGTCATCATGGGTAATACCCACGACCTGCATAGCTTCAATGATGCTGGCCGAACTGCTAACCCCGGCGAGCGCTTTAACAGCCACTTCTATAGCACGTCTGGACGACACCAGCCTATCATAATCGACAGGTCGCATTAGGGTACTATTAATAAACCCCAAAGTTTGCCACGCTTGTATCAATTTGATTAATTGTTCTCTCATTACACCGCCCCCATATCAACCCAGTTATTTTCGAGGCAAATTACGGTCACCACCTTACGGATGGTTTCGTGGTACTGAGCCGGGATATCAGACAACGAACAGTCGTCACCGTTATAGGTGGCACACCAACCATTATAAGCAACTTTGACGCCAACAGACTGCTTATTGAGGGTGAACACTTCGCGGGTCAGGTGGGTTTCGGTAGCCATTTCGATAATCCTTGATTTGGTTGGTGTGATTAGATTCTAGCAAGGGTTTACATCAAATGCAAACCCTATATTGACGCTGGTTATTCGTCACACATGCATGCAAAAGTTGAATCGATGTCGTCTGGTTCTGGCTGTTCAATTGTGCAGCATTCCGTGTAATACGCCATCGCAATGGGCATATGATAGCTATCCAAAGGCCATTTATTGACCTTGCAGCCTTGACCGGCAGGGCAATGGAAAACGAACAGCTCGCCCGCGTCCTTATCCATTTCCATGCTTACCTGAGCGCCGCTAGTGAACTCGTCTTTGATGATGATCATTTTGCCAACTTCCATTTCGATTGGTGTAATTGCAGTTTACTAGGGGTTACATCAAATTGCAACCCCTATTTCGATTATTTTAAATCGATTTAAATCGATTCACATTGACGGATCAGGTCTTGTTGACATTCGATATCATTTACAATCTGATCAATCAACCAAATGGATTTGGCCTTGTAATTGGCACCATTCCGTACTTGAGAAGCGATAGCGTCTGCTATGCGGCGTTCGCTGTATCGGGTAGCGGATTCGATCCTGCAAACCTTTACCGAACCTGCATCAAATTGCAGGGACATTTTAACATCTTCCCCGGTGATTACGACATAACCGCTTGGGTTAGTCGATTTGAACGCTTCCAACTCGACTATGCGGGCTTTAGCATCGGCTATGAATTGTGCTGCCAGCTTCTGAGCTTCTGTCATGATAGACCCCTTGATGTGTTTCAGGCACAGGGCAAACGTGGCCGCGTAGTTATCACCAGCTTGAATGATTTCTTTAGTCATCGTGTGGGCTTGGGTGAAAGCGTTCATGTTTGAATTCCCTGTTTCGGTTGGTGTAGGGTCAGTATACTCCTAATTTGATGCAATACAAGCGGTTTAAAGCTATTTGCATCAAATAGTTCACGGAAATTTTCATGCCAACCACAAATATAGGTCGTCAATTCATTTTCTCATATTTTTTGTATGGTTGTCAAGATGTCTAGGCAAAATAAAACCCGGCTGATTAGACCGGGTTGGATACCATCAAAGAAACTTCCAGAGCTTCCGCAACAGCTTATAGAGCCTCTTTCGCTTGGTCATTACAAAGTGTTCTTATATTTGCGGGCGAACATATCCGAATCCACGTTGGAATCCAAATTGATATCATCGGGGTAGGTAACCTTGGCAGTTACATAGAATTCCCAATCTTTACCGAACCGGCTCGCCATTACGCCATAAACATGCAAGTCGTTCAAATCGTTGTGGTCGTCATCGTCCAGCTCGCAACCACAAATGGACTTGATGATATCGCCTACAAACTGAGGGGCGAATTCAAGGGTTATCGCCGCTTGATGGTGGACCAAATGTTCAGTGCCAGCTTTGACGATTTTGATTTCGATTGCTTTGATGATAGACATTTTGGTATTCCTTGATTTGGTTGGTATGGGGTTAGTATAGCAGGGGTTACATCAAATGCAACCCCTATTTGATCAAATTTATCGGGTTTCTTTGATGTGGATAGTACCACACGCATAATGGCCGATTTCAACCACTTCAACCGGGTTAACAACGTCGGTCACATTCTTGTCATACCAACCCAGTGCGCGGTCAAAGCTTGCAGTGTGGTTGACCGGCTTGTTATTGATGAACAGGATATAAACCAGCACCGTGTTGCCGTCCACCTGATTAACAACCTTTGAGATTAGAACACAGTTTTTGTTCAGGTCTTGGGTGTTTGCAACAGCTTTGACGATAGCCATTTTGGTATTCCTTGATTTGGTTGGTGTGATAGCAGTATAGCAAGGGTTTACATCAAATGCAAACCCCTATTTGATCAAATTACATCTAACACGACATCATAGGGCACTTGAATACAATCATCATAACGCAGCCCATGAATGTCGGTACAAATCAAATCATTGTCAATCATCACTGTGATGATATGGTTATCGGTATCGTTTTGAACCACCCGACCCCAAAACCGTTCGCAATTGATGTTATGGGAGTTCACCTTAACCCCAATCTTGATATGACCACCCGGTTTTACCGCCAGCTTTTCGTCAAGGCTTGGGACCGAGAATGTATCTGGGTTGGTGATATTCATCGCCAAACCATTAACGAAATTGATACTGTTATGAACCAAAATTTCCATGGTTACCTCCTAATTATTTCAGGTTGCGCAGATTGATGGTCGGGTACATGCACAGCGGGTTGCCTGCATTCAGGGTAATGAACCCAAGTTCATACGCGGCTTTCAAATAGCCATTAACAACCGAAGGTGCTACACCTTTGAACATCGGCAGAACATCCAGTTTGGTAAACCCATCATCCGCCGCTACGGATTTGATCTTTAGGAATGCTTCTTTACGGTTCATGGTCTGCCCCTCGGTTGGTGTAGGGTCAGTATAACACCCTATGGATTTGATGCAATACCCAACCCCAAATAAAAAGCCCCGGTTTCCCGAGGCTTTTCATCAAAATTCAGCTTTGCGTTCTAGATCCTTGAAATACCCTTGATTGTCAAGGGTTTGATATGCAATCGAACCATATCTAGGATCGACCTCAATCCAAAACTCTGGGGTCAACTTACCACCAGCATTCAGGAACAATCGAACATTTGCCGCCAAGGATTCAGCACGCCCCAGAGCCTCTACACGGTTGTCCGGGAAGAACACCATCCCGTCACAATCCTCACCATCAACCGCCTTGGTTGAATCGAAGCGAGCTATATGCACCCAACGTTGACCGTTGACCGCTTCGGCTTGAACAAACCAGCGTTCGCCTATGAAGTCTTGACCATCTTCGGTAACACCAGCTTTGAACAGATCAGAACCAACATGAATATCTAACATGATGCAATCCCCTTAGTGATGGTTAGAGGATAGCACCTTTGCATCAAATGTCAAATTACTTTTGAAATTACCAGAATTTCATGATGAAATGCAGGCCGATACCGATAGCACCAACCATCAGACCAACACAGATAACACCCCAGATGCAAATCCACAATTCAACAGCGGTAAAACCTTTTTGATTGCTTTTCATGCCTTCACCTTATTGGCTTTGATGTTACCCATACCGGTTTTGATATCCTTGGTCAAAGCTTTGGCGAGCTTGTCGAAGGTTGGATAATGTTTTTCGGCGGTTCGTGTATCACCCAATTTATACAACAGCACCCCGATACCATACGAAATACCCACTGCTTTATAAGCTGTAAGCAATTTTTCGTACATGTTATTACCACGCCCGGCATCGCCCTTTTTGATCTTCTTGTAATCGGCGAATTGACCAACAGCGCAGGTATTCCAACTTGCCCAACCACCCGGTACTTTGTGGACAATTTGATCTTTACCACGGGTCAAGCAATAGTCCCTGAAAGATTCAATCAATTTCAGAGCGTTATGTGGTTTCATGTTAATGATATACCTTATTGATTAAGAATAGTGGTCAAATCTGCGGCCAACTTGTCGAAGGTTGGATACTTGGATTGAGCACTATAAACCAAGCCCAATTCAATCATAAACACCGAAGTATTATCGATAGTGCGAAAAGCATGTCGCAACATACAAGCCATTACATTACCCGGAGAATGGGCGGGGATTTGTTTGGTTGCCGCAAACTCGGCCACTGCGCAGGTATCCCAACCGGAACCCAGTCTATTCAGATGTTGAATAGGAGCATCACCACGGGTCAAACAGAAGTCCCGGAACTCAGTGATCAGGGTCAACGCCTCATCACGAGTGGTTTCTGAAAGGATCATACAACCCCCTGAAATTTATTGATGATGGTAGTTACAGCATCCGCAACCTTATCATAGGTCGGATATTGTTCTTCTGCCGAGTCACCACTACCCAAATCAATCATGAAACCATATGGGGTATTTTGAATGATGTTAAACGCAGATTTCAACATCCCGGCCATACGGTCACCATCGATATTGGGAATATCTTTGAACTTAGCGAATTGTCCAACAGCACAGGTATTCCAGTTCGCATGGCCCCAGCCATCCCGATGCTGGATAGGCTCATTACCTTTAGATGCACAGAAGTCGCGGAATTCGGTGATCAATTTCAAATCGGCGGATTGGATAGTCATTTTGTATCACTCAATTAAGGAATGGGAGAAGCTTACCAGAATCAAAACAAAAGTCAAGCCATTTCAAGCAAGAATCAAAACAAAATAGTAAATGCTAATATTCTGGTATAAATCGCCCCAAAGCATCAAAATATTAGCATTTACATCAATTCAATAAGGACTCTTTAAGCTCAGAGATAGATCCGAAGTAATAGATATCGGAAAACATATATTTCAACCAACCCAAAACCCCTAATTGATTAGGACGATAGAAATAACCGTTATAATCCATCATTATCGCCCCAATCAATTTACCATCAATTACAATGGATTCAACCAATATCATAATTCCCGCCTTTTATATGCAGACCATTGGGAATCCTTCGGAACAACCGCATAAAACTCCTTTATAATTTCAATAGCGGATTCCACACTATCAGCCACTTGAAAAGAGGTATGAACTACAAACCCCTTAGATTTTGCGGTTACATGATATAATGCTTTCATAAAATTCCCCTATACCTTCAAGAAACCCAACAGCCCAATCAATGATAGAACACAAACCCCTATCAAGACAACAGATGAATCCAAAACAATCACATACCAAAATGAATGCTTAGGCATATCACCATAGCCAATTACCATCATTCCGGTACAGGCCATCAAAAGACCTATAATAATCAGCGAACCAACCCAATGCATTAGAATGGCTCCAAGGGATTCAAAGAATTCAACCAATCCGCCAAATCCTTATAGGTGGTCATATCAACAACCATTTTCCAACCGGAACCGAAGCCACTATAAACAGAACCAGCATTCCCCAATAATTTCCATGCATCAATTCCATAATGACGCTTGAAAGCATCACTCACTTGATGGGCAGGAAACCCATTATAACCTAAGTGAGTAGCAAACTCCCCAATAGCACAGGAAACCCATGAATGATGGTCAATGATTCGATCAGGATCATCGGTGGCTTGAATGTTAACCCAAGCCTTGAATTGTTCCATAATGCTAGCCATGTGAAACCCCTTAGAAGCTGGTAGGTAATAGTTGATAGGTGGTAATAGGTATAGAATAGCAGGAATCGAAACAGAATCAAGCTTTAATCAAGGGGGATTTTGAAATAAATTAGCGGGGGTTTTGGGATTGATCAAAATATAATCAAATCAATCAAATTGATATTTTAGCAGATACTATTAAGGGGATTGATAATAGAACCAAACCCTTATAGAATCATTGGGATGATTGAGAGATATTGAATGGTTTGGGAATTCTGGGAAGTGTAACGAAACCGTTCCAGTGGAATGAAAACGTTACACTTAAATGATAGACTTTCTCGTTAGTCCAAGTTCGTCCGCTAAATTTGATGCAACAAAAATTCCATCAAATCCCGTAATTCCATCAAATACCACACAAATTCCCTAACACTCTCGAAAGCATTCAGCAGAATTCACTGGTATTCCATCAAATTGAGGGATATTTCACCTATTGAATACCCAATCAAATCAAACCCGATAATCCCTGCGATTCAGTGGAAGGGACAACCAGACCAGAAACAGCAGAACCGATCCGGCGACCATGGCGAGATAGACCATTCCACCGGTATGCATGATTTGATCCAACTGCAATAAGCGGTATTGAGGTGGTGTTCTGTCCCAAGCTGCATAGATACCGATAAAGCCTACAGGGAGACTTGCTACCACCAGAAAGATTGCTACATAGAAGAGTTTCATGTGATGCCTATATGTTCTGGAATGTTCCTATACCTTAAACCATCAATTCCGAATGTCAAGTGTGGGAATGGGTTTAGGGTTAGAATGTTGCTATATGGTTTTGGTTGATTCTAAGGGGATTTGAGAGGGTTTAGGAGTCTATCTGATGATTGGTGTGGATTACTGGGGAATGTTGCTATATGGGTTTATATCAAATCCCTAGAACCCTAGACAACAAAAAGCCCCGGTTAAGGGGCTTTATACATTACCAACCCATTAGGCCGGGACTGGAACTACTCCGGCCTTGTAGATCAATTCCCGCTGGCCGCGACCTTCTGGGAGTTTTTCACCGTACCGAACAACCATGTTCTGAGCTTCCAGATAGTTGACCGCGTTCCGGGTTTGGATACGGTCAGCTTTCATGGCTTCGGTCACTTCGGCGATGGTAAAGAACTTGATTTCACCGGATTGCAAAGCTTCGATAATTGCGGAACGAATCTCAAGCTGTTCCGGTGAAGGGTTACGACCCGCCGAGCCCTTGGAAGCGTTATCAGGGGTTTGATCCCCACCTTTACCTTTCGATCCCCTTCCCGACTTGGACCCACCAGAACCACCGGCAGCGGCCAAAGCTTCCTTTGCTTTGATCAACGCATCTTCGGCCAGTGACAGGGCGGTCGATGCGGTTTCGAGTACGTTAGTAGAAATGGTTTCTGCCTGAGCTGCTTTAGATACTTGGCGCATGGTATTCCCCTTGATCGATTAGTAAAGCCTTAACCCGTTTGGGTGGTTGAATGAATGTTGCTTTGTTGTGGTAAGATTATCTGATTCTATTGTGATGTCAAGGGGTAGAATCAATTTATTTTTCCAGCGATTCTACCCTATACCAAAAAGCCCTGATTTCTCAAGGCTTTTCAAACACCTACATCCTTTCACTTTTCAAACGTGGTTATATGTACAACCCGATCAAAGCTATAACCGTCAACCCTTGCTTGCTTGATCGCTGCCACCTCGGCAACCGCATCTGTCAAGGCTTGAACCTCATATGTAACCTCGACCGGTTCGCCCCACTTCCTGTGCTGTATCGGCCTGCATTCAATCGTAATGCGTTTATACATCTTGGTCGGTCGGTCTAACTTCGGAGCGGGAAGCTTGGCTACCAACAGACCTTTCCCCGGTTTCCCCAACTTCTTATCCCGCTTGTCCCGTTTCGCTTGTCGCTTAGCTTCCTCGGCTTCTAGCTTCTGCTGATGAGCATAAGCCTCCAGATTCGCCCACGCCTTTATCTCGGCTTCTAGATCCTTGTAACTCATTTGGTATCTCCTATTGGTTTGGATGATCATCATTCTATACCACTGTGATAGGTTGTCAAGCATTTGATGCAATCAATTTGTTTCAATACATAGGAATCGATATAGGATTGATAGGAGATTGATTGAATACTATTTGATGCATTGGGTAGGGTTTGATGCTATCGCGGCTGCTATGGCCCTTGTAGGAGCTTATAGAGTGGGTTGGATATGATGCAAAGGATTGGGAATCGATTGCGGATGGTTCGAAACTATATGGTGTTTCGGAATTGATTGTGATACACTGGGGTGACTAGTGATTCTGTTCTATTATGGATGGTGGGGGTAGTGTCCGGGAGGGCCGGGGGGAGGGTGAATCAGGGTCCCTTTTTGGGGGTTTCCTTGGCAGTTTAGTGGGATCGAGAGAATTATAAGACCACTCCCCCGATTCCAAAAAAATTTTCACCATACAGATTTTTCTAAAAAGTTTTCCATATGGTCGATTCCAAAAAATTTTTCACAGCAAATTTTGCTCTAAAAAGTTTCCCTACCGTCTTATCAAAAATCGCTGCTGTAAAAATTCAGAATCCACGATCTTTCTTCCTACATATTTCCCGAGAATGTTATCAGCCAGTTCAATCAACGCCACATATACCCGCCAACCAATCTGATCTTTCCATTGATTCGCCACCTGAATAATGTATTCAGACTTTGCAGCTTGATACAATGGCATAAGCTCATCTATGGAATTGCTACACCCAAGATACTTTCGAGTCCCAGATATACCAATGGACGCCACATATCTATTAGTTGGTTTGTAGTATGTAATCCCAACTGGTAAATCGTCGGGTAGTGTGGGTTTGATGATTAGGGAATTGATTTGGGTTGGTACATAGCAACACGTATCCGGCCCGTAGACCTTGTTACCCGGTACTAGAATGTCTTTATCCAGATGCCAACCTTCTTTATCGAATCCTACCTGCTTACACGCCCACGCTGCGAAGTCTTGGAATTTGATGAAATCTGGGTGGACTGAACAACCTTTATAGGATTGATTCTTAATCCCAGTCTTAATCCCATAACATCGATTTAACAACCCACTCCAAGTTGAATATACCCGCTTACCGGCCAACTCTCTTGGATACAAACCTTTCTCATAGATGCCTATTCCAGCAACTAGATTCTTATACAATATTCATTAGTCTATTCTACTCTCCAATTTCATTACATTCCTCTCCATGAGCATCTGAAGGTATGGGAATAATTGATGGTATCCACACCACATTCCGGGCAACGATTTCTTCGGATGATTTCATCATTGATCTTTTTGGTTCGTGCTCTGGCATTGGCTAATCGTTCTTCCGGGGTGCCCATCCTTGCTAGGATCTTATCAAACAAATCTTTTGTGACCATTACTCAGACACCTTGTATTGTTCCCATAACTCGGTGGCTACTTGTTTAGGAACTTTCTTATGAAATCGATTCATATAATCATGGATCTTTTCGTCGGTATCATGCCCATAGCATTCAGGATTATAGAACCGATAGTTGGTGAATTCCTGTATCATCCAATCCTTGGACGCTTCTTTTCGCATGTCATCCTTAATCATATCATTTAGGAATTCTATCCGCTCGGCTGCTGTTAGTATATGGATCATAATTTCTCCAAATGTGCTCGAATCAATTTGATCATGAACTTAGAGCTACCATTATTGATCAATTCAATTCAAGTTGGCTGATAGCTTCTTGGAAATCTTCCTTAGACATACCCTCGGAAACCATTTCATCAAACATCGCCCGCAGAACGTTCATCAAATCTTGTACAGTGGTTTTCATTCGTTCACCGCATCAGGGTCTTCGAGTTTATGGATGGTATTCAACCATGACATCGGATGTAGGACATTTCTAACCCATTCATGCCGATTCATGTTAAAGTATTCAAGATACTCCCCGGAGTTGGCTACTCGGAAATAGATTTCATCATAATGATGCCCCGGATAGACACAATGGGTTGCACCACTTGGATATTTTCTGATTGCCATTACCAACCACCAACCACTACACCGGGTTCATATTCATCCCAATGCATATGACCGTAATCATTTCCAGTTTGTTCTTTAGTCAGCTCTACCGCATGATCCTTGGAATTGGCAATCACTTGGATTGTTTCACAACCGGTGTCAAGTACATAAAGTTTCATTATTTGATCCAAAGCTTATAGGGATTGATTGAAAGGTTCGAATTGTAGTAATCCGAATCCCCGGTTACCTCTTGGGTAATCCATTCAGGTAGATTAAAGGATTCTGTTTCGGATGTCAATTCTATTTCAGCGACAACCAATCCTTCATTCATTCCGTGGAATACATCAATTTCCCAGAGCTTGCCTTGATGAATCATATGGTAGCGGGACTTGTCAAGGACATTGGAACACATCCCCAACAAATCTCTGGCATCATTTGAATCAATTTCCTTTTCCCATTCATACCGGGATAAGCCATTGTCGCTGGATCTACCTTTGATGGTAAGAAATCCTTTATCCCCGGCCATGCGAATTCGAACCGTTCTATCAGGATCTTGATTCAAATAACCTTGGGCGATTCTGATAGGAATCAAACATCCCGGCAGCTTTGATGCATCTACCAAAAACTTGCGTTCGATTTCTATCATTTCCCCAATATCCTTTGAATTTTGGTTATCTTGGAAGTCTTTTCTATTAGCTGATCCCGCATTATATCACGAATCCTCAAATTCTCTTGGAGTTCACACAATATCTGCAAGAGAATTTGAGGATCGATTGGCATATCACCTGATGTGGCTAATGCGGTTTCTTTCAAGAGTTGATAATCGATTTTGATCATAATCTTACCATCCATGCTTTAATAACATGCTCATATGCAAGTTTTGAATCGAACTTCATTGAGAACTTTGGACCCCTTGCACCGCATTCATGACATTCCACCCAACATCTACCCCAATGGGAATTAGGAGACGCTGGGGAATTGCAGAATGGACATTTAGGGAGAACCGGGTACAGCTTCTCGATTTCTTCTAGGCTCATGATTTTAAGAGTTCCTTCGCCTTTCTGATGGCGGCAAAAACTTGATCCAATGAATCACATGCAGACCACAATTCACTTGGGGTTACATTGGCACCAGATTTGATATGGCCGATGCATTGTTCAACCCCAGAGGCATGACGCAAAACCTCATCTATTTTATCGAGTAGGTCTGGTAATATCAAATTTGGGTTGGTGTATAATCCAACAGTTTCATCACCCGATGGGCTAGTAGCCAAGTTTAGACGCCATGATATATTACCGATGTCTTTACGTTGATTCAAAAACGATAAAGACACTTCGGATATATACGCCACTGGTTCTTTATGCATCATTTTCTGCAAACCATTCACAAATGGCTTTCCAGTACCGATCAGATGCTACAAGGAATTCCGCCCATAGCAGAACATCTTTCAGATACAAAGCTGTGGACCAGTTAGCAGGATCTTCAGGGTTGTTATAAAGCTCGTACAACAGTTCTTGATCGATGCACTTGTTACCGGCTTGGATCAGATCGATCAAGAAATTGGCTCGTTCGGTAAACCCTTTACCAAGCAACCAGAATGCCCAAGAAACATTCTTGACATTATCGTGCATGTAATAGTCAATGAAACTTTCCCCGGCATTAAATTCCCATGCACGGATTTTAGCCGCAAGGGCTTCTTTTGTCCTTTCCATCAATTTGTTGCCCTCTTGATTAGGTCATAGATCCGATCAGCTTCGGCAATCATTTCAATGCGTAATGCGTCTGGATCGATTTTTGTACAATAGTTAACATGACAGGATTTAATGACAGGTTTCTTGGATACAACGTCAATTCGCTGATATTCAATTTGATTCTGAAACGACTTGATTACTTTCCAATAGCCTGTGTGATAGCCGGTGACAATATCACCGGCTTCAATATCACTCATCCCAACACCTTTGCTTGAAAGTCTTTGATAGCCTTTTGACTGATGGCATCTGGATGATTAGGAGAATGATCTACACCATCAATCAATTCAGGAACCCATACATAGTCCCACATATTACAGTGGTTTCTTAAATGCATCCCAAGGGTCGAATGCATTGCAATTGGCTTCTCGGATTGAAACCAGACTTTATCCTCTTCCGAGAAATTATCATAAATTTCTTGAAGAAGGTCCATAGCTTTTTGGTAATAGTACATTTTTATTACCTATTACATCAATTGAACAGAATTACTATCAGCCGGAACTACCCGTGGCTTTGGGGTAGGGCGAGCTTCTGGGTGACGCAGGTAATGTAGTTGGCATTCAATCGCTCTGGCAGTGCGACCAAAGACTTTACCGATGTCATGGAAGCTCACACCTTTAGCACGCAATCCAGCCATAAGGGTGATATCTTCAACCTGCCATGCACGATTGCCATTGGCAACGTTCTGGGTGGTTCGTTTTACATACGGCGATTTTGGATCATCTTCGGCTTTACGCGGACGACCACGGGTTTCAACTTTAACATCGCCTACTGGCGGCTCTGGGTTCACTGCGGCTCGCAATACCGGGTCGGTTTTGGTATCCGCATTACAGATGATTTGTGGGGTCGGTTCTTGAGCACCAAGCAAATTGATGGTAGCAACAATTCGAAGTTCGTTATTTTCAATCATGACAACTTCATTTGGGTCACGGCCAACCAGAACGTTCAGCAAAGCTTGTACAGTGGTTTTCATTCTATATTCTCTAAAATTTTATTCAACAAGGGTATGGATTGATTCAATCATTTACAGGTTTTAACAGTGGAATCCTGATTAAACGCGGGTGCCAACATTCCACCACGGTCATAGGCAACGAAGTAATATACAACCCAATTCTTACAAACTTCACCTGCCCGATCCATGATTTTCTGACCATGTTCCGAGTAGTGAATCGCGATTTCCGCATTGGATTTGCCTTCGCAACCACCTAGCATCAAAAGTGCTGCTATAATCAAAATATATTTCATTTAAACTCACCTTCGAAATTTATAACAATTGATGCATGCACCGACCATTAGAACCATGTGTAAAGACCATCAGTTCTTGCACCGAGTTGTTTAGGTTCTGGATGGTCCCTCAAATATTGATCCAATCCATCCCGAAGCTTTACCAGCGATTCTCGGTCGGTAATCGTGGTTAGACTTTGGCCGTTGCTCTTGAAAAATAGAGCATGTTCGACCATGCCATTTTGAATACTACCAGCGCCGACAGAAATCCTGCTTTCCTTTTCGGCATTAGTTGGATGATCCAAATCAGTAATCGTAATTTTCATTTGAATGCCTTGAACTTGCTAATGAATCTGCATACCATAAAACCAGCAACAAAGATTACCGATACCAATATCACGATAATGCCAACAAGAATGTATGTCATTTAACATTTTCCATGAATAGGGCAATCATTGCATTAGCACGATCTAATTGAGCCCGTAATTCCGAGATTTCAGTTAGATGATAATGTTCCGCCCGGATATATTTTTCAACATCTCCAAACTTTACCCAATCACCTTTAACGGATTCGTCAATTGCTATAACGGCTTGTTGGGATGGTTCACCCCAACTATAAGTGTGATTGACATACGCTGAAATGTTATACCGGATCATTCAACACCTCATCAGATAGACCCCTACCAAATGCCATACCCCTCAACTCACTTTCCCAATGACGCTCAGGGGAATTATCATGAAGTCTTTGTAGCTGAATAATCAATTTACTATGGTAATCTGGTACATAACCATTATCGACCAGTTTATACCATGAATTATTTTCGATATCAAATGCGGGGTTGTACTCATCATCCGCAATTAAACATCCAGCCGCACACTTCAACCCATCAACCCCACGGTACGCGCAATTCCCAACACCGGTGAGAGATTTCTTACCTTGTTTGATCATATGGATTGCAACCTGATCAAAGACTTGCTGCTCGGTTGCATCTTTAAGAGTTGCTAACGTAATCATCGATAAACCCACCTGTGATATTGTAGTTCGGTTCATCATTCAATTCGATGATTACCGTTGCAGTTGAAGTCATTGATGCAATCCTCTTGTCAAGGTGTTCAATATGTTCAACTGCTGATTGGTGTAACTCAGTCATCGTTTGAAGCTGGATCTGAAGTTTTTTGACTTCAGCCCGTAATTGATGACAAGACATGTACACCACAATCAATCCTCATCATCGTCGGATTCGAGGTCTTCTTTGTAATCGCGATAAATCATTTCCAGATCACGGTCACTCAGATTATATCGAAGCTTGGCCCATTCAGCGGCCCCACGATATTCGTTATTGGAATACACAACCTGACCGTTGACGATCACGTCTACTTGATAACGATTCAGATTTTCACGAAATTTGATATTCATTACGATTCCTTTTGATGTGACCAATTCTGTCACGATTCGCTGATGGGTGCAAGACTTTTTGCTGTAACGATTTCGTTACAGCTCTTATGGGCGGTTGATGTAATTGATGTAATTCACCAATAACCCTTTGATATTGGCCGCACCAACCGGATTCGCGGAATGGACATAGAACCTGAATTTGTTTTTCAGCATCCACGGATCATTCATATCCTGTTCGATCAACCATTTGGCGAAGTCATATCCTGTTGGAGCTTCGACTTCCGCACCGACCCAGAGATTTCCGGTTTTAGATCCAACCATACCCAAATCATGGTCAAACGAAATCACTTGCGGGAACCCATTTGATTTGATGTATTTGATGGCAGCATCCATAGATCGGACCAACACATAGTCGTTATATGGATCTCTAACATCGTCTAGGTACATTTTATAGATCATTTTGATTTCTTCTTGGTCTTTTTTGGTTGGTATTTCTTCAAGGACTCCATGATCTTAGCCGCCATCAAATCCTTTTCGATTTGAAGTAATTGTTCTTTGGATTTTCTAGGCGGCATAGGCAGCATGAATGATGGGATCAATCCAAACTCCTTGTAGCAGATCCACATTTAGGGCATGTGTAGTTCGGCCCCATGAATTTCCAATGAGCCCACCAAGGACATCGGGTACATTCGACGTAGCCCATTACGCAGCCTCTAATTTCAACAACTGTTTCCATAGAGTGTCCATAACAATCATGGTAAACCCACTCGCCAAGGAGGCATATGCAGATTGATCCAAGATGTCACAAACTTCTTTGGCGGTTGGATTGGTATCACGCTTCGCCATTTCAGCGAACTTGCTCGCCATCGAATGATCCAATTGACCATCCGGGGCTTCACCCAACAAAGACAGCAAATTTTTAATGTTCATTAGGCACCGGTTGTACAAATTTTGACCAATCATCGTCTAATGTCAGAAGAACGGTATCAATGATCTTGTAAGGTTCATTACGTTCTTTCAGGAACTCCAATCCACCGATACAAGGTTTGGTTGGGTCTGAATGACATGCCCATGTCTTACCATGATGAAACCGCATATTACGGATATCCCACGGCTCTGGGAGACATCCGTAATTCTGAGCCTGTTCAGATGCCATTGTGAATGCAAACGGGCATGTGCAGTCATCTGATTTATGGTCACATATACTCAATGCATCAATACCGCAGCAACCCGATGTTGCAGGTAATCTTTGAAACCATCGGTTTTGTGAACCAGATTTTCTTTGTGACGATGGGTTGGGATTCGAGCGTTATCACACGCACAGTGTACGTCAGTCTGATAACTTGGATTGGACATATCCGCCAGCATGACCGCATAGTTGCCTTCTTCGGACAACATTACTTGACGTTCTGCCAAGGTTAATTCGATCAAATCTGGATCTGTTTCCAGAGGTACAAAGTAAAAGCCCGGATATTTTGGGTGTTCTTGATTCATTCTAATCTCTATTTGATGAAAACGCTGTTAATCTAACGAAATAGTCCAATATGGACTGGAACAAGGTCGATCCGCACATTCCCATGCCACATTAAACCCACGTAGACGCATGGCAGCTTCGAATGGGTTTGGCGGCCAACTTACCAATTTGGTATCAACCGTAATAGGAGTACCCATACTTCGGATGAACAATGGCTTGATGGTGCCGGTAATCCAGACATCCAACCCTTGACATTGGTTGATCACCTGTAATTCTTTTTTAATTTCCTGTGCTGTAATCATACAATGTCACCATTAGATTCAACAAGCAGGTCGCATGGTTGAATTTCACCGGCAGAACGATAACCAGTCCACCATTTCTTGTAGGTTTGGTAATCGGTGATACTCAGATACACAACTTCCTTTTTAGGCAGTCCGATCAAACCTTGAAGGAATTCAAGATTAAACTTGTTGGTATATGCAGGATGTTTACCGAGGTAGTAATCTCGGAAATTGGCAACTTCATTCTCAGTCAGATATTCAAGATTGAAAATGCTGATATGTCGCCAGAAGTTGTCATTGGTATTTTTCAGTGATTGGTAACACTTAACCGCACTGAATTTTTCTCGGCGACCAACTGGGATGAACCCAAAGAGCTTGATAGGCTCATAAATGGTCGCACGATCAACTGCCATCAGGTAATCAGTCCATGCACGGCCATATGCCCGGTAATCATCCAAATCAATCGCCAGAGAATCCTGAGAGGCTTTGAACGCCAATTCATTGTCAAGATCCAGTTTCACCCGGAGTTCGTTTCGATGCTGGTAGTGATCCAACATTTTGGCAGCATTCGTAGACAATTCGTCGCCGCTGATTACTACATAACCGTCGATGTTCATAATTTTATTTCCGGGGTTTGGGGCAGATATGCCCAATGTGGATAACAGACCTTGTACAGATCCCAGTGAGTCAGAGAAACAATCGCCCAACGCTGCCTACTAACTTCCCATACGATGATATTACCCCAAGCATCACATAGCTCGAATTCGGGTTGATATTCACCATCCGATGGATAAGTACCTTGAAGCTTTTCCGCACGGGTTTTATCCATGCTCATTTGTTTCAGCTTCAAATTGCGAACGGTGCGCAGAGCGGCTTCAGATCGAATCACCTTGTCAACCAAAGCTTTTTGTTCAGGGCTTTCTGGAGCATCACACTCTGGACAATCTGTTTGCATCTGATGCAGTGGGTATTGACACCACATACAAGGATGCATTTGATTAACTGCCATATTGGAATCTCCTATTCGATGTGGGAATTCTACCACGATTGATTCGGAATACAAACACTTTTACAAAATAAAAAGCCCCGGTTTCCCGAGGCTTTTTTATCAAATCACTCAGCTTGTTGAGCTGTATGAACTGCGGACACCTTGGTCGGTTCGACTTCGAGGTGTTTGTAAATCCAATTCCGAATCAGATTTGCAAATCCTTGATCTTCTACCTGAAGAGTGGTAACCATTGCGTTGGTAAACACTTCGGTTTGGTCGCACGACTTCGAGAGATTGTCAAGGGCGTATCCAGCAATCACCGATGCAGTTTCGTCATCAGTCGGATAATCAGATGGGAGTTCACGAACGAATTGGAACAGTTGTTTGTCGGTGCAAATTGCGAGGGCGATAATCATTCTTTATTTCTCGGTTGGTGTGGTATCACATTTTGGATACCCACATTGAAGGTTGTGGAATTTACATCCACCAGATTGTTTTTTGTGTGGACATAGACCCCACACAGGTTCTGTAGGTTCCGGGTATTTCGGTAAAATGTTCCATGGGTCATCCCAGCGGCTGGCGGTTGCCCGTCCACGATCACTATCCCGATTATATCGCCATCCACCATCAGAGAACCGGGCGGTTTCATAGCCTTTGGTATCACTGAGCTGGATGCATTCGACTTCAATTCCGCGCAGGGTTTTGAACTTATCCCCAATCTTGAATGGGATCGACCCTCTCATACCTTGGGAGAATTCGGTTACCCCAGCCATCGCTAAAATACCTTTGCATTGGAACATTTCGTCAATCGATTCTTTGACTGGTTTAACGTCCAGCAGTTCGAGAGGAACGTAACCTTCACCTTTGCACACAGCACAATCAATCGATTGGTTCAAATCGTATTCAAATCGACTATGGCCGTTGCATGCATGGCAGGTGTACAGAGTTTCATTGATCATTTTGATTACTCAAAAATACCTTAATACCGGTTAGGTCTTCGACCTTTGCGTCTCTCCAGAGAATAACAGTACGCCAATCCATATCATAACAACCGGATTCTTCATAGGTATATTCAACCTGAAGGATCAACTTACCCAACCAGTTACTTCGATAGCGGGTGTTCCCGGTAAGGTTCATTATACCAACTTGACAAACGATTTGAGTTGTTTGAACACCATTGGGCCGGAAGTATCTTCGATAACCCGCAGCTCCACATGATCAACCTTGAATACCCAACCATCTTGTTGATACATGGTCCCGACTTGTGGGGTAAAGGTTTCGTGATGTTCCCAAACAACTTCACCTTTTGGGTTTGTAAAAATTGTACTCATTCTCTAATTTCCTGTAATTACTTGAAAGTCAACATCGGGCACAGCTTTTGTTTCTTGGCCTTGAGGTATTCCATAAAAATAGATGGTTCCTTCGGCGGTGAAGTTTTGGTTGGTTTGTCAATCCAAAACTTCTTGGTGAGCCAACTGAGAAACCCCATTACATAAATGCCGTGAACTACAATCCCGGCAGTATATTGGTTTTCGTTCAGTTGCATCAAACCAGCCCAGCCCAACCAAGTTTGGATCGGACCCCAAATAAACACAACTACCAATGCAATTGCACCAAAGGCCATTACCACACACAGGAGCATGTACAGAATGAGTGCCCGGACATATGGGCACAAACTATCAGGTACAGCCCAACCGGAACTGAAATGGCAGACCAATTTGTAGTGCCACGAATTTTTATTGATGATCATTTCAGCAACCTTTCTGCAATAGCTTTATAGGTGTAATCAACCGATTGGTACAACTGGCGTGATTCGAGCTTGATCACACCCATACCACCGATTCGAATTACCAGTGAAAACCCTTCTTTGTAGACAGCCGACACTTCATTGAGGTCGATCATAGCAGCATTTCCGATTTCCATCATATTCTGGGGACGTTCCACCAGATTTCGCAACCAAGTTTTCATTCGTGCATTTCCCATGAGTGCATTACATCACCCCGAATATTTGAGGATTCAAGATGAAACCAGAAAGTAATATTCCCTATATCAAATTCACCATGATATTCACCACCCGGAGTTTGAGGGCCATAAGATGACATACGAGTGATTCTGATATCAGGGTCGGAATTTGGTTTATTCCAGTTTACATCTGCGATCCGCTCGAATATGTCAATACCACCATCAAACGAGCATTCTTCAACGAATAATATGAATTCGTCGCAATTATCCCTTATCAATAATTTTCCGCCCAAGACTTTGCGATAATTCAAGAATTTCAAGCCGGAGTTCATGGATCTGTCGATCTTTGCCCTTCAGCGCCATTCGGATATGCTTCATAAACACATCCGATTTCACCAAATCCATTTCAGTCATGAACACAAATTCAGGCTTTGGTTCCGGTGGGATATGAACGGTTTCATAATCCCGCCAACCTATTTTGTGGTCATCTTGAGTGATACCGCCAAACCCACACCCCAAATCTGGTTCGCTATCATCCATCGAATAAGGAACGTGCATTAGTCGTACCAACTAACCATCATACGACGATCATTCAAATGTTCAGCGTGAATACGTTCTTCATGAGTGAGGCAGCCGGAGTTCATCCGATCTGCATACCGCTGGGCCTGTTTCCGGGTATTAAACACCCGGTGGAAGTTGTAATTGGTCTTGCCAACACCAACACCAGAATCGGTAATGGAATGATAACTTTTCCGAAGTGTTGGAACCTTCGTGAAATAATCCTTACGCCACTCACTAGTGTTAAACCAGAGGGTATCCCTCAGAAAACTAGAAATAGTATCAGATGGGCCGCGACTTGGATGTTTATGGGCAATCGATTCGATGTTATACACCTGAACTTCAGCATTTCCCCTCATCCGATCATCGAGAGGGAATGCCATCACGGAGTAGAAGGTTTTACCTTGACGAAAATCTTTGATTTTTACGGTTTTCATACAATTCCTTAAACCGGCAGGTTAACTGTGATGTTGATACATTGCATCAATTTCCACCCACATCCGGCACTGATAAGGATCATTACAATCCCAACCCAACCCAATTCCTTCTGGAATTGACTACCGACCAATGCTGCGAATACACCAACACACCCGACCCAGATAACAACTACCCACATCAGGAGGTAACCAATTGTCCACATAATCATTGCGAAGCCTCTTTTACATCATGTTGAAATCGATGCAACCATGCCGCCAGATGGCCGAAGGTTGGGATATTTCCAGTCATCGCAGCATTGCCGATGTACTGGTTGAATGTTTTCATCAATTCCAACGAAATCGATCCGATTTCGTCTACCATTCTCCACATCAACCTAGATGCACTGATGTTGTCATGGTTGGACCCATCAGGGTAGTTATAGACCCAGAACTGGCCTACCGCACAGGTGGTATAGGAGCTATGGTCGATTGGTTGAGCCATGGGCCGACCGGAACAGAATTCAACAAATGCATCGAAGATTGGGGTAACCGAGGTCATCATTCATTCCTTGCTGTGTTTGATTTCGATCAGAATACAGCATTCTGTTCCGGGTGCAAGCTTTTTATTTCGAATATTTTCTCTGCCACTTGGCGAGCTTCTTTTTCATGATCGGATAGATGACATCCGGGTTCAATTCACCAAGCTCGGTATGGATCATGTCGAAGCCGCAAAGGATAACATCAATTGCTTCACCTACGATGCCATCAACCCCGGCAGGTCCGGGTTTTGTTCCGTGGGCGATTCGAACCTCAACGGAAAGCTCTCCCAGTTCTTCGAGGGCGCTAGCCAGAACATCTTTCTGGTTTTCTCGGGTGTTCCCGACGATTCGGGAGACTTTCTGGATTTCAACAAGCGGATCGAAATTTTCGATTTCGACTCGATATTCGGCATGTCTGGTTTTGGCGCATTCAAAACAATAAGAAGATCGCTTATCAACACCTTCCCAGCATTCCTTGCAGCCGGAGCAGCGAAACATATATTCACCGCAGGCAAATCCAAATGGGACCAGATGTTCCCAATCGGATCGTTCGAGTTTTGGGATATCATAAATTTCCAGTCCGGTGTTCGTAGTGACTTTATTCATAGTTCATTAGCCTTTCATAGACCCGAAGGTCCAATTTGGATTTCCAGATTTCAGCGTGTCTACGGATATCCGATAGCTTGGCCTGTTTATAAGCACATTCTGCTTGTTCTGGGGTTTCAAAATAGCCAATGTGCGTCTGCACACCGTCGATCCCGATGCTAGCTCGATACTTCCCAGTGCGTTTATGATGATCTACACCGGTTGGATATTCACCCTGAGTCGAACGTTTGTGGGTTAACAATTGATTTAATTGCCGTGGCACAAACGCACAGGTATCAGGTCCGTAGACCTTGTTACCGGGTACGAGAATATCCTTATCCAATGCCCAGCCGTCATTACCAAATCCTATTTGATGTTGGCACCATTCAGCGAAGTCTTGGAATTTGATAAAATCTAGATGAACCGAACATCCTATGTAGGATGGATGGCGGATTTGCTCAGAACCACATGGGATACAACGTTTGATCATTGAGTCCCACAAATTGTACTCTTTGGTATTCTTACCACTCGACCACCCAGCGTATCGGCCCTTTTCGTAACGACCGATACCACCTACTAATATAGTCATTGAATGAGCTTCATTTTGTTGTGGAAGTCGGATTTTTCCCTCAGATAAATCTGATGGGTTGTGGTATCTCGATACATAACCACTTCTATGTGTTTCAGAGTCCCGGCGCATTTGATGGTATTGTGTTCCGTGGAATCCAATACCAATTCATACACGCCGCCCTTGTTCTTCCCGGTGCCTGTGTAGGCGTAGGTCGGTTTAGATATGAGCATTATCTGGCTCAAGGATCATGAAAACCTTGGTAGACGATTTGGTGAAAGTGAAATTGAATTCATAGAACCCATCACCAGACATCCGAATTTTGCCCTGACCAACTTTCTGAAAGAAATTGTTCGCATCATTACCTTTCAGGGTATATTTCCCACCGGCACGAGATTTGAAGTAAATCTGAATGCTACTGGTGCCGTTGTGAATACTATCAAATTCGAATTCACCACGCATTACCGGAATATGATCCAGTTGTTCGTAGTCTTCGAAAGTTCCAGTAAACGAGTAGTAATAAGCGCCAAATTTATGATTGGGTGCAGTACCACCGTTGGCGATTGCATCATGAGCTTCGATGATCAGTTTTTTGATATATGCCGGATCTTGCTGATACAGACAATGATCATCGGTCAAAATATTACCGGTACTTTTCTGACGAATCAATTTCCACGATTTACTGGGAGTCTTTTTGCGAATTGTTATCATAATCTACTCTTTTAAAACAAAACCAAATGATAATACATAACGAGAGCCTTTATTGACCATCGTTACAGAATGTCGGTGAATATCCGGGCGAAACAAACAGAAGAATCTGTTCTTGATGATTGATCCGGTGGTTCGGAATTCACCACCAATCTCAGCACTCTTGACATAAACATTCAATCGGAAATGCCTACCTGCATAGACTTTATCTACATGCCAATTGATGCAAGAACCTTCCGTGAACCGAAGGAGCCAGAAATCGAATTTCTTACCTTGCAATAGCAGGAGTTTGGAGTAGCCGCTCTCTTGCCGACCGGATTGCCACTTGAGCCAAGACATTTCGGATATTCCCCATATTGATGCAATAGGTGCAAAGGTCTTGATCGACAACATAGGTTCCGGTGTGGATGGTTCGATTACACCCATCACAAACAGTTGTCCATTGATTGTTGCCGATCAGAAGCTTCATTAGGAATGACATCCCATCATGTGGATATGGAACATTTCAGGACTGGTACGGTCAAGCTGGTAGTCAATCCAGCCACGATAGCTAAAACCATTATGAGTGTCATCATGATACCCTTGCCAGACCATACACAGGTTGACCATATCTTCGGTCAATTCAAACCCAAGAGAATTGAACAGTGCTTCAACGACACGGTTATCGTCTGCACAATGGCCCTCCAAACCTTCAAAATATGCTTCATCGGTAATCAGACAACCGACTGCGCACATAAGTCCGTTTCCACCACGGTATGCACAATCCTGTGTCATATTTCCACCATATGCTGCCATGGATTTCATCCGCTGCTTGGTCAGGTGGTCGCGGATTGTCTCCGACATTTTGATCAAATTAGACATCAAAGCAACCTTTGGATTTCAGGGTTTCATGGAAGGTCTGAGGGCTGTTGACTGGATCTTGAGTTTTGATCCATTGCTGGTATTCAACACTATCAATGCTATCGTGGTAATCCTGCCACATGCCCAGCAAAGCTGTGAGTTTATCAACCCCGGTTGTGTACATTGCTGCTGCGCCAAGTTCCGGTGCGATTGAACTCAATACAATTTTCATAACACCGGGTTCGATGACGGTTTGTCCTTCGATGGTTGAATTGTATTCGGTATCGGTAATCAGGCAGCCGACTGCGCACATAAGACCATTATCACCGCGATATTTGCAGTGTTCGTCAATATTTTTAGACACAGCCTTCTGCCGGGTCAAATGATCAGCGATTTTCTGGGAGACTTCTTCTAGTTTGAACATGATGTAATTCTCACAATGCCTATAAGGCTCTGTGAGCCTCTATAGACGATTTAATCAAATACCCTACACCAACGCATAGGGTCTGTTTTAAAAGCTTGTGTATCGGCGCTATAGCTCGTTGCAGGCGCTAATAACATCAAACTCCCGGTGTATTTCTTTTGGGTATAGATTTCAGCCACCCAAGGGTACTGGCAACCATACAACCCAAAAACAGAAAGAAGCACGACGCACCAATCATGAAATTATGGTCTTCCTGCACCCACCCAATGATATACAGACTGAACATGATGCCTATCATGGATAGGGTCATATTGATGTAATGCAAACTCTTTTTATAAATGCTCATCTTTCTTCACCGTTAGTTTGATTTTATTCCGATATTATTCCTTACCCAAATTATCGTCTATCGCTTTGGGTTGCTAAGGTGCATCATACACCTGTTTTCTAAAAATCTAAACAGAATTCTGTAGTTTTGTTTCTAAGCTCGCCGAAATGTGTGAGTTCAAGCGTTCAAGCATCCCTTTCACATCAAGTTGCTTAGGAGGTTGAGGTGGCTTGAGCCCAGTCACTTCCAGAACATAATCACGGGTGTTCATGTCATTCCAAGGTGATTGAGTGGGCCAGACATCACCCAACAGCTTTCGCTCACCTTCAAATCGGAATAGTTCATTGGATTCGGCGATAATACCTAATCTCCGATCTAGTTTGACAACAGCCCTGATCAATTGTTCCTTCTGGCGTTTCTGTTCCTTGTAGCCGTTGTCTCCGGGCTTGTACCCCCGATCATCGAATGCCCCACGATTTGAGTAAACGCGGACCCATTCAGGCGAAATTGCGGAAACGAATTCGAACTTACTTTTACGGCGTATGAAATGTTCTTGGGTAATTGGCGAATCACCAACATCCCATGCCTTTTCCGCTGTCACTCGCCTAGCAGTCCGATATACATAAATCGGATCACTTGGGTGCATCACAATTGCCGACATACAATGTCCAGCAGTTGGCGCAACACAGATGCGTTTAACACGCGGTTCATCTTCACCTGCGGAGTGAGGCAGCCGTGGATACAAATCCATTTTGTTACCCATAAAATCTTGAGTCACAAAATACCAGTATCTTTTAGTTCGAATTCGTTTGCTCATCAGATTTTACCGTCTTTGCGAAGCGTATCCAAATTGAATGTTGGGAAAGCCACCATAAATTGGTCCAGTGGCATTGGATTATCGATACAATCTTGCATACCGTGGATTTTGATTGTGGCTAATGAATCACCTTTATCGTACCGACTGTATCCTCTATCAAACTCTTCGATGTACCCATTGGGAACCGCTTTATAACCTTTGTAAACATGCTGCAAATAATATGCAGTATCCGGGTTATACCCACGATTTTTAACCCATTCCTGTCGGGCAGACTTAAACCGATCAATCGTGGTCCCATCCAGCTTTAGGACACATCCAACCTTGTTTCCGGTTGAGGTATCAGTAAAAACCCCAACCAGATAGCGCCAACTGATTTTTGGCTTTTCTATCTTATGATCAAGTTTGTCTTGATATTTCAGGCGTTCTGCATCCATCCAAACCTGTTGACCGGATATCTGCAACTGTTCATTTGCAACCATGCAATATTTTGGCCCATACAACCCACAACTTGTACGAACCATGGTTGGTGTGTAGCCAATTACGATACACTTTTCAAGGGAGCCGCGATTCGTCGCCGCCACTACAAAATCACCGGGGTTAATTGGGATGCCCAAATAGTCTTTGTATTCCATTATTTTCGAAGTTCCGCCAATTTCTCAAAATGCTTTACAGCATGTTCTTTTACTTTGATGGGATTCTTTACCCCAAAGAAGCATGGGTCTTTCAATTCTGCTTTGATTTGAGAGTCTTTCCAACTCAACATCAATTTACGACCATGTGGAGTAGTGGACAGGCTCATACGAACTGCTTTAGCCAGAATATCAAACATACTTCTTACTCTCCCATACGATCAGTAATGCGTTCAGACCAGTCAAATGCGCGTTCGATAATGCCCGCGATATCATGACACATGGATTGAACGTCAGAAAACATCAAATCTTCTACAGCAACTCCCAAGCGAACAGAAAAATCTTCCATTACAGATCGGGAGGGATTGCATTCGATCATTGTATCAAATTCTTGGTAAAGAATCATTTATACTTCCCGGCCATATGACCCTTACTGGTCGCGTGCCAACCATCACAGTTCTTGCAGTGATAGACTCCAGTGGCAGCGAATCGACCTTTTGATTTGATCATACCTACAGACGTAACCAGTCTCGCATCGGCTTCGGTGGCATAACGTTTCTTGAAACATACAAACTGATTTTGTCCAACATTCCAACCAATAATACGGCCATCGAACAGAACTTCGGATACCCCAAATTTATCGTAGAGGGATTTCACTTTAGTACGTCTCAGATTTGGGTCACGATATTCCCGATAGGTAGCAATAGCGAGGTCACGACTGAATTGATTGGTTGAATACATCATATGCTCCTATTCTGTTGATTATTTGCTTATGTGGTCATCATACATCAGTTTCAGAGCATTCTAAACACTTTCAAAACAAAAATTCTGTTTCGAATCAATCTCTAAGCAATAAAAAGCCCGGATATACCGGGCTATTGATTAAACGTATTGCCAGCCTAGAGGCCATTTCTCAATATCTGATCGATGTGGGTAATAATTCCCACCGGTAAAGCCGTAGCGTTCACGGTAGTGAATCGTAGCCCGGTAAACCTGATCCCAATCCGCAGGATCGAACCCAGCTTTATCATCTACGATGATCGAGGTATAGAACTTTGCATCAAAGTTCCCGGTCTGGGTGTTACCTTCCAGTGGGTTGCCATTGACGGCGAATACATGGATACCAGCGTCATGGAAGAACCTCAACACATTCGGAATTTCTTCCGGGTGTAGAGAACTCCAGAGAATGAAATGGGTTTCATCAAATTCTGAGAGCTTTCTCAGAAGTCCCGGAATCTCTGGTGAAATCCATTCATATGTGTTAGCCAGATAGTTCCCATGCAGGACCGTACCATGCAGGTCTAACGACCAGTAGATACGATCATATTTGCGTTCTTGAGAAACCCGGTAAGCGCGATCAATTGCTTTGAGAATTGACAAATTCGATAATCTTCGCAGAGCCAATCAGACGGTCACCGGCTTCGGTAATCATCGTTGGGAGTGAACGGATATTGTTTGCTTGGGCTTGATCCATATCTGTATCGATATCGACGTACTCATACACAAACCCAATGGTATCGAGAGCTTTTTTAGCTGTCGAACAGTTGCCACACCATGCAGCACCAAAAATCTTAGTCATTACTTAATTTTCCAACCCTTTGTTGATTCGGAACAATGCAGCATCCAACAGGTCGATATGGTCCTGATCTACAGGTTTACCCAACGACAGCAGTTCATGCAGCGCATCGAGTGCCCTGACGCCCTGTTCGATTTGCATCAATTTCGATATTGTTAATTCGATTGTGGAGTCGTCCACTGAAAAATTTCCCCGGAAACGGTTTGTTAACATGAGAATCGTTGAAATCTGTATTGATCAATTGCCGACCCAATCGGGTTTCGACGCAACCAATACAGAGCATACCTTTGTTGGAATCATGGATCAAATTCCACGTTGAATCTGCCAGCATGTAATGTTCACCGATTTTACCGGTATCCACTTTACAATCCATGCAGAGGAATTTGCGGCGGCTATTGCTCACGGGCACCTACCTTTGGCAGAAGCACTTTAGGATACCAAAGTACCCCGGACGGGAGTTTGATGGTTTGTTTCAAACGGGCTGGAATTAATTCCAGAATAACCAACATTGACACCGTGTCATAGATTGGCTTGTGTTCATGAACAGCTACATAACCCTCTTTAGGGTATCCTTCAACGAGATACACCCGCCCTTCGTTATTTTGATCCATCCGAATAAACCATTCACCCGGATAAACTTCTTTACCATATCGGTCAATGAGCATTGCCAATTTCCATTCTGTTTCGATAGAGCCATCTTACCATACCGAAACAGAATATCAAACCAAATTCGAGTACAATTCTTCGCTGGTATTGAAGAATCCATCAGGTAGGACAATGGCAGCATGCGGGAATTTGAGACACACAGTCTTATCACTCCCACGGTAGAATGGTTCGCCTATGTTTTTTTGAAAATATTCCGTAGCAGACAAACTAGGCCAATCAGGGTCTTTCTGATTGAGTTTCGCTACCTTGTAAATGCCCATACCACCTGTTGATGTGGAGTAGGCAACGAAATTACCAACCATGATTTCACGGTCGGCGTAATCTAGAACTGGTTTCATCAATTTATTCCAAGCAATAAAAAAGGCGGCAATCGCCGCCCATTTGAGGTGATGTGAAATTATGGTTTGATTTCAGCAACCGGAGCGTGCTGGGTGACTTCGACCATTCGGTCACACGCCATGGAGCGGGCAACTTCTTCACAGTCGAACCGATTCTCCTTGGTCTTCGGACCATTCAGGTAGCACTGGTTGAACTGTTGAATCACCAACTGTTTCTGAATCAGCGACGAACAGTTGTAGAAGACTCGCGTACCATCGGTACGAGCTTCACTGTGATCGATATCAGCTTTCGATGCACAACCGGCCAGAGTGCCAAGAGCGAGTGCAAGAACCAACATAGAAGTTTTCATGATATTTCCTTTTATCCAATCGGATCGGTAAGTACGAGTTGTCCGGTTGTGCGAATCATCCAGTTTGACCCGTGACAATCCACTTTTGCATCCGGTAACCCAGCCATCCAAATCACGATATCAGCTAGGTTGTTTGTATTGTAATTGCGGTTCCCGCGCATGTCAAACTGATATCGTAAAAAATCTGCAATTTTCTTTCGCTTGGCGGTCAGAGTTTTAAACTGATTGCTAAACCATTGATTTCTACAGAGTTTTACAACATTCGACATACCAACACTATGGACAATTTCGGATTCATAGAGACGTTCCATGACAGCAATTGCCCGACCATCGTCTACAAACAGATTGTAAATTTTGGGCATCAATGGGTTTGAGTCCATTGGTTGCTGGGTTACGTGCTCTGCGTACTGAATCCATGGATCAGATCCCTTCCACGATAGCTTGAACACCATATTTGAATCGGTCGGACCTATCACCAGCGAATAGAAGCCTGTCCCGTGATATTTCCAACCGTCCGGCAATAGCCGTTGCAATTCTAGGGTTTCATGGAAAACGCGAGGGGCATAAACCATCGCCCCTCGCAAATCACCAACACCTAGACATTTGATTAATTCCGCGACATCCATGAAAACGAAGAACCTTGTTCCAATTGCGTATATCCACTCTTTGTGTCACAGATTGGGTCTGTGAGGACCGGAAACCCACCACGATGCATCACATTGTCTCGGCTGATGTCGTCGCAGCCGCGTACATCCCGGCGATGTGACTCATACACTCGTGCCACGGCAATTGCATCTTTTGGGCTGTGTTTGATGAACTGGCCGAAGGTGAACTCAGACTCATCCATATAGGTGATTACATCAAAATCTGGGGTGTAGGATTCATCGGACAGATCCCCAAGCGATCCATCTTCGAACGACAGACCGACCCCAAGATGCAGATGCTCTACCACAGCAATGTACAAATGTCCACGCTGTTCAATCGACGAAAGGTTAGGGATATATGGATTCCCTTGGTGCTTGGTGCAGGTCTTCATCCAGCCAAACCCACCATCAACCGGCGAATGAAAAGTATCTCGACAGTTGACTTTTAGAACCCACTCTGAACCGAGGCTAAACACCTCTGCGAACGAGCCATTCCCGAGGAAAGTAAAGCACTTACCCAACACTTCGGAGATAAATTCGATGTCGTACCCACTATCCCCTACGCCATCGACCGGAGTAAACTCACACCCTAGCGCCTGCTTGGTTGCATACTTGTCGAAAATTTTAATCAAATTCTTCGGCAAGTTGTGCGTATCACCCTGAACACTCTTGACTTCGATGATTGCTTGAAGTACGAGAATGTCGTAGGACAGATCAAATTTGACTACATCATCTGCAAAGGAAATGCAAGAACTATCCACATCACCCACAATTGCAACTGCACCCATTTTGATCCTGCCCCCAATATCCTATTTTGGTTATTATTTGTACAACTTGAATTCCGCAGGGCAATACTCGTTCCAGATCGAAGCGTCTAGATCCAAAATCCCCTGTTGCCGACAAAGCGTGTAAAACACCGCCCTCCCGGCTGACCACTCCCCGTGGTCATCGGAATTCTGATAGAACCAGTCGTGACTTGCAAGCAGTTTTTTATATTCAGACACTAACATTCAGATTGACTTCCGCGAATTCCAGATCCAACCAAGATTTGTGGTATTTCTGCACCCGAGCAATGTCGCTAGGACGCACGCCCTTGAGCCTTGTGATACAGGAGTTGTGCTTGAGGTCAGCTTTTTTGATGCGGATAATATCAATCCGACCAGAATCGATGATGCGTTTGATGAAATCCTCATAAGGCTCATCCATACGCTTGGTCAACAAGTCCAGCCCAGATTCGAACTTTTCCAGTACACCATGGGCTCTGGCATGCATCAAAAGATGCTTGACCATTTCCGGGTGATCTTCCCCGACATCATGAGAAACCGCGAGTGCAAGACTCACTTCATTCGTGACGCCCATTTTTCGTGCATTTTCCATTACCGTGATGCAATGCAGGAAATATGCCTTACCGCCCTTGTCTATATCAAATTGATGAGCCATTGCAGATACAGCGAAAATACCACCCAGAAAAGTTCCCATTACTTGACTTCCTGTACCGATGCGATGTTTGGATACCAGCTCAGGAATGCAACACGAATCCCGTTGGTATGGAAGGTGTACTTGGTGTCACGTTTGATATCGCCGTAGATATCGCTGGAATTGAATTTCCAATTCAACCACGAATCGCGATCTTCGAAGGTGCCTTTATCGGTGTAGATCAGGTACTTACAGTCCCCAACCGATTTACAACGCTCGCCCTTGTCGGTCACCGTCACGTTCACATCGTTGCCGGTGGAAAGGTACAGAATCGCTTTAGCACCACCAAAAAGAAGAATCAGTACCAGTACAGCACTATAAATCATCACTTCAATTGGTGACATGAAATTTTTAGATTTCATCAAATTACCTTATTTGGTATAATGGTTGACGATTGTCAACAGGGTATTAAGCTGTTCAGTCAGCTCGGTTTTGGTTAAACGTGGTTCTTTCTCTACCGCTTCGATCAGAGACAGAATGTTTTTCCGTTCTTCAAACGAAATTTGAAGGTTATCCGCCATCCAGCCAAGGATGGTAATCGCGGAGATTGTAGAGCTTTCGTAGAAGGTTTTCCGGGCAATCAGATCCCGGATTTCACCCGCTGGAAATTTGACTTTTTGTGCATCGGTCAGTGACCAATATTGAATCATTGCCGAAGTAATTTGTGTGCTCATAAGCCTATTCTATATCAGTTTTGGGAGTTAATAAACAGAATCGAGATTTATTTTGTCGATATCTAGTTTTGTGAGGTTCAATCTAATAACGAGACTTGCCCGGTTCTAAGATCCTGACCATCTAGTTCGGGTGCATAAATTTTATAGATGGTTTCTCTGTCTTGAGGTAGCCATACATTGAATGTGGTGACACCAAGCGCCTTTGCCAGATTGAATGCTGTAGCAGTACCACCCTTAACAGACCGACCGTTTGGTTCTGCGCATGCAATAACCAAATCAGCCTTGGTCTTTAGGTCGTCTCCGAGTACCTGAAACACATTCCGGGTATGAGCGTTCTGACCAAATTCCGCCATTGCATCAAATCTTGGATGGATTTTACGGGCAATTTCTTGAGCTTCGAACCATAGCTCATGCCAATCCGATGGAACTTTGAAATAAGGGGCATTCCCACGACCATTGAAATTGCGTTCTGGGAGATAGATCGTTTTTCGATCAGATCCAGTAAACCCCAATTCCCATGCAGTATCTGCCCCTCTAGCACCACCAGACCGTAAATGCCAGCCTTTATTAGCGAGGACTGTAGCGAGGTTCTGACAAATCTCAAATTGGATTGTATCAATTTCCCTAGAGCCAATTCCAGTAACGATCAACCTAGGTTTTCCAACATCAACCGAATCAGCTCATCCGAACTGACATTGACGCCTTTCATATCGTTCAGAAAGCCCTTGAGGGCTACCGGATTGATTGGTTGATACAATCCAAAGTCGGTCTGGGCATCGAACTTGATGTAATGGGATTTCATACCATCGGTAAATCGACGTTTGACAACACCTGTGCTATGACCGACAAGACCATATTGAAACGCATCTTGGTTACGAATTGCAACATAACCGTTTAGGAACAGATTTGGTATCTTTTTCATATTAAAAACCCGGCTTTCACCGGGTTCCTTATTCAATTGATTGAATTATTGCTTGACGTTCAGGTCCAGCATCAGGTCTTTGGCAGCTTTTACACCAACAAGTCCAGCGATGGTTTGGATTTCACTCTGACGACCTGCACCTTCACTACTACCACCCATGATGAGTTGTGGAACCGGAGCATGGCGTGCGGCAGATGCCCAGACCTTCTGGCTCTCAACCCATGCATTCAGTTTCTGAGTCAGCGCACCATCCGCCTGCATCACCACTTTCTTGGCATATGCTTCGGCTTCAGCTTTCTCTTTCGTGGTCTTTGCATCAATTTGAGCTTGTTCGTACTTGATCTGGGAAGTTGCTTTTTCAACTTCGGCCTTCTCACGTTCACGACCAGCATC